CATCATCTCCGGCACCATTACTGACGGCACCTATACCGCGCAGCTTTTCCATGGCAATGACAGCGGTCTTTCCGATGGCGTCCAGTTGACCGGCGAAGAAGTTCTTGGGTCTGCGGTATTTATTTCTACCAGCGACAACGTTACCAAGCGCATCGGCTATGTCGGCAAGAAACGTTACGTGCGTCTGCGTATCGTCTCCACTGGCGTTACCACTGGCGGTACTCTGGGCGCGGTTGCGGTCCTCGGTACTCCTCAGCATGGCCCGGCAGCTGCATCGGCCTAAGCAATAAGCTAAGATAAGGGCGCTTCGGTGCCCTTTCTTTTAAGAGGTGAAAGATGATCAAGCTTTTAAAATCCGGCAACTGGGCACTCGAAGGCGTGCATGTTGTCGAAGTAACTGAAGACGAAGTGCTGCATTTCAGCGCAGCCGAAGAATTCAAGATGGTCGAGGCTGGCTGGGCCGAGTGGGCTCAACCTGAAGCACCGGCTGAAGTTGTAGTTGAAGAAGCACCTCGCAAACGAGGCAAGTAATGACCGACCGCTACGAGGCATCAGCACCAACCGTTCTGGCTGTGTCTCTGGATACGGTCAAGCTGTTCCTGAAAATCGATGTTGGTGATATCACACGTGACGATGAATTGGCATTGCTCATTGCCGATGCAACTGACATGGTTGAGCGCTACACGAATCGATATCTGTCACCGCGCACAGTGGTAGGCAAGTTCGATTCCATTGGTCGCGGCGATTGCACGATGCCATATGATTATCTCTGGCTGCGTCGGGCGCCGATCAATGATGGTGCCGTCACGCTGGTTCAACTGATGGGCGTATCTGGTGCCGAGACGATTATCTCTGCTGATTATCGACTGAAGCCATTCGACGATCAGGCGCGACTCTATCTGATTCGCGGCATTGGTGCTCCAGACCCATTCGAGCCATATCCTCTTCGCGTTACATTCACTGCCGGCTACGCCGACGAGAATGCAATTCCTCCTGCGCTGAAACAGGGGCTGCTGGAACTGATTGCATTCCTTGATGCCAACCGTGGTGACTGCGGCGGCTGTGGCGAAGTGGCTGGTGGCTGTAATGCGCTTGGTATTCCGCAGGCTATTAATGCCAAGCTAGCACTCTTCAGGATTCTGCGGGTGTTTGCATGAGCTGCAAAATAAAGCGATTCCCCAAGGTCAAGATGTGCATTGGCGATCTGACCAAGAAGATTCAGTTGGCCAATCGTGTAGCAAACGGCATGACTCCGGGCGACTGGGATAACTCGGCAATCACTTTCACTCCATTTGCGACGGTCTGGTGCGCCATAAGTACCACGGCCGGTGTATTTGCCGGCGTTGCCAGGTTCAACAATACCTCCATCGACCCGCATACCACGCACCTGTTTTACATCCGGCACCGTGCCGATTGGCGTGCCATTGAGGCTGGCAATGTATTCGTTTTAATGGGTGATCGTCGGTTCCGCGTATTACGGGTCGATAATCAGGATGAAGACGATATAATCGATATCATCCAGGCTACCGAGCGTGGTGAGACCGAGGCGGGCGAGGCATGATCAGCATTACTGGCGCGGACACCAACGATAAGTTTCTGCTGAAGATCCTGATTGCTGAGCGCGCCACTAATGTTGCATTGACAGCAGCATGGAAAGAGGTCGGCACACTGCTGACTAACAAGCTCCGATATATGATTCGCAACGGCCCGCGCACTGGTCGCGTCTATACGTTTCGCGGCCGCAAGCATCAAGCGTCAGCGCCAGGTGAGGTGCCGGCAAACCGCACGGGCAAGCTTGCAAAGAGTGTTGGCTATGAAGCAACCGGGCATCACACGCTAGTCTTTGGTGAAGAGGCTGAATATGCCAGCTTCCTTGAGCGCGGCACCCGCAACATGGCGCCACGACCACACCTAAGCGTTGCTGTGAACGAAATGCAAACCGTGACCATGCAGACCCTAATCAAATTCATCGATGAGGCTTATAAATGACTTCCGAACAATTTGCGTACTGGATGCAGGGTTTTGCCGAACTGAATGCTGAGCCGCCAACCGCCGAGCAATGGCAGTCGATGAAAGAGCATCTGGCTACGGTGTTCGTCAAAGTTACGCCGGCCGTTCAGATGCCAGCATCGGATCGGACTTATGTTCCGACTCCGGTCTACCATCCGCATCCAGTAAAAATGCCTGATTTTGGCAAAGTAAACTGGCCGTTTGATCAGGTGCAGATCACATGCTGATTGCGAGATTCCTTCCATGATTACGCCTCGCGATGTAATGGCGCACCTATGGCGCTATCTACCATCAGTGACGAACCTGTTCAACGAGCAACTGACGATCACCAATGTCACGGTAACAGGCGGCATCATCACCGGCACAATTACGACGGGCACTCCAGTTCTCGGCCAAAATTTGCTGCTGTCCGGCATTAAGGTTCGCAACCCGATCACCGCCTACGTCGATAATGGCGACGGCACGGCACGCTTCACGACTGCCAACGATCACGACCAGACCGAGCCGCACCAGCGCTTAGATACCAAACAACTGACGCTCGGTGGAATCATGCCATCTATTTGGAACGGCAGCCACGACATCATTGGTGTGCCGAATCGCCGCAACTTTGAGATCAACATCCCGGTGGGCGCAACCGTACCAACTGTGCCAGGATATCTGATCGAGCAGCCTACTGGCGTCCTCGGCATCGGCACCGTGACTTCTGTTGTCGGCACTATAGTGACCATCGATCCGGCAGAAGGCATCTTCCACTATGACAGCATCGTCGACACCATAACCGTGTTGACTGTCATTCGTGCCCGAGCAGCTGCAGACATCACACGCGCCGCCGCGATCTATACAAAACAGCAAGCCGCCAAGCCGTTCATCTTCGTCATCATGACCGACGTGTCAGTCTCAAAAGATCGTCATACACCGAACGATGGCCTGGCAACTTTCACCAAGCAGGACATGCGCCTGCTACGACTGCTTCAGAACTTCGCGATTGCCGTATTCATTCCGACCGCTGATGACATTGGCGGCGATAATGCGCAACACATGGCCTACGGCGAGATCTATGAGGCGCTGACCAAGATCTTCTATGGCTTCGGGTTCAGTGATGAATCGGCCATCCAGTATGTAACGGTGTCAGCCGGCCACGGTCCGGGGCTCTACAATTCGGCGTACTACCTGCATGTATATGACTGGCAAGTACCGAACGTGGTAACATTTGAATCTGGATTTGACGGACAATCTCCGTTCATTACCGACGTTGCATTCAGGGATATCAACCAATCCCTCTATGTAAATAACAGCGACAAGGCCATAATGTCCATGGCGCTAGACTTAGATGAGGAACCTTTGCCGTGATCAAGTCTGTTACCATCGAAAACAAATCAATGGTGGTCTTGCACGGCTTAAAGCCTGGTAAGCAGGCCGTCATCGAAGTAGACCGCGACGGCACGCCATTAGAGCAACATTGGCGCCGCCGCTTGAAAGACAGTATTCACGATGGCTGCATTGCGGTCATTGAAACTCCTGGCGAAGTCGCCATCGAGAACAAATCCGCCAAGTCGACCAAGAAGGAGGCCGAGTAATGGCTGCCACAAGCAATCCGCGCATTAATATCCAGCTGCTACCGGCTGCCATCGTTGACGCCTTCGCGGATCGCCGCGATCTGATCTGCGGCGTGCTGCCTACTGCCGCCACTGCGACATCTGGTGCGCTGGTGCAGAACGTTAACTCTCTGACTTTGGCGCAGCGTCGCACCCAATTCGGTACTGGTGAGTTGTTCGGCCGTATCGAAAAATGGCTGCAAGCTAATGCCGGCAACAGTCCCCTGGATGTAATTGGCATCGACGAAACTGGCGGTGGCACTGCCGCGACCGCTGTCGTTGCCTTCACTGGCACCGCGACTGCTGCTGGCACCATTACTGTTTCGGTGGTGGATGAATTCCTGTTCACTACTACCATTCAGGTTGCTGTTGGTGCTACTGCTACCGTGATCGGTGCCGCGCTTGATACTGCGCTGGATGCCTTGGTTGACGCGCCTTTCACCTCTAATGCCGTAACTGGCACCGTCACTCTAACGGCAGACGAGAAAGGCACCAGCGGCAACTTCTGGGGTATCAAGATCTCCATGAATGTGGAAGGTGTCACTCAAGTGCTGACCGGCTGGGCTGGCGGTGCAACTGATCCGACTCTGACCGGCATCTTCGACGTAATCACCGGCATCCGCTACACTGGTATCAGCTGGCCTGAATACTGGTCGGCGAACCTGTCTCTCCCGAAGACCTTGCTTGAAGCTCGCTTCAATGCCGCCAACGAGATTATCGATGGCACCGTTTTCCATGGTCGTAGCCTGACCTACGCCAACGCACTGACTGCGGTATCTACCGAGAACAGCCAGGTCGTCGTGATGGGCGGCAACAACAAGATCACCACGCTGACGCATATCGGGCCTGCGATCCTTCAGCCGGCTGACTGGACTATGGCGTACTTCATGGGCGTCCGCGCTCGTCGCCTGACTCCAGATGCCCCGATTGCTGACTTCATTGTCACCACCTCCGGCCTGCTGGATGCATTCGGCGGTCCTGCACTGGCGTCGCTGCCGTACTTCAACACTCCGTTGGCTCGCACGTCCTTGGCATCGCCGAATCTGCTGTATAGCGCTGCCGAGCAAGTTGATTTGGAGCATAAAGGCTTCACGACTTTCGGCGTCAACATCGCGTCGTCAGCAATGATCATGGGGCCAGTGACTACTAACTGGGTAACTGATGCCAGCGGCAACGAGAACGTCTCGTTCCATTACCTCAACTACGTCGACACCGGTTCGGCTTGCCGCGAGATCTTCTGGCGGACACTGCGCACGACTTTCGCCCAGTCTCGTCTGACCGAGGGTGACCTGATTCCCGGCCGCTCCATGGCGAACGCTGAAAGCATCAAGGCCGAACTATTGCGGATCTATCGCGTACTGGCCGGAGAGGCACTTACCCAGGCTGGCGACGATGCCGAGAAGTATTTCAGTGACAACACTGTTGTGACTGTCTCGCTGGCTACCGGCACTGCAACCATTACCGGTCCACTGCCAATCGTCACCCAACTGCGCCAGCTCGACTACGCGCTCCAATTCAGCTTCAGCGTCGGCTCGACCGGCACAACTGTGACCTTTTAAGGAGGCGTCATGTCTATTACTCTTTCGGTCCCGTCGGTCATCGTCAACAACGAGACGATTGCGATTGTGCCAAACAGCTTCAGCTATGACGGTGGCGAGGGCGAAATCAACGTCCGCGCCGCATCAGGTGGCGGCAACACCATCGAATCGGTCCACTCGGTCAACGCCGAAGGTAAGATTGGTAGCTGCAAATTCGAATTGTTCCTGACTCCTGATTTGGACTCCAAGATTCGCACCTGGAAGAATCAGGTCGGCCAGAACAATATCCAGTTTGTTCAGCGCCTCAGTGGTGGCGGCAACTTCACGCGCTCAATGAGCCGTATGTCACTGATCAATGCTATTGAGCGTAACGCCTCTTCGGATGGCGTAGTCTCACTGGAGTTCAAAGGCGATCCGATGGCTGGCGTCTAATAATCAGGGTCGATGTTTGGCTCGATAACCAATATTCGAAATAGCTGAGGGGCAACACATGATTCACAACGGCACCATTGAGTTCTTCTCCGATCACGATGTCTCGTATAGCTGTAAGGGGGTTCAAAAGGAAACGAATGCCTTTGTACTGCGCGAACCTGGCATGGATCACTGCGATCACTATATGCGCATCAAGCAAATGTTCATGCAGGTCTTCATTGAAGTCGGCGAAAAGCACAAGACTGGCCAAGAGGATGTCTCCGGCGAAGAAGTGAGGGCTATCGAGGATGATCACGAGCAGAATAGCGAAGAGTTCGCCGAGACGCTGCAGATGTTGCTGCTGACCTCTAACAAGGTCAAGGTGTCGGACTTCCTCAATACCTTCCGCGCAATGGCCTGCATGCGCGCCAGCAAGCCTATCGTAATGTTGGATGGCGAGCAGTCCATGACCGATGCTATCTGGTCGAGCATGCATCCAGATGACGGCTACAAGATGGCCATTCGGTGGGCAGCTTTTTTCGCTATGCCCTCAGCAGGCGGCCAGAAGATTTTGTCGAGCAAGCCGTCAGCATCGTTAGGGCAAGCGAAGGTGGTATAAGCTACGAAGTCGCGAAGGACATGCCGCTCTGGGAGGTCCAGCAAGTCTGTAAATTTCTCTCCAAAAATAGGGGCCGCTGATGGCGTTCAACATTGCATATACCTATCAGCTCATTGATAAGTACACGGCCCCGATTCAAAAGATCATCGCCGCTACTCGCGCGCATACTCGAATCCTCAAAGAAAACCAAGACGCCATTAAGGCCAGCAACGCGACGCTGACCAAGATGGCGAATCGGTCTGAGCGCCTGAACGGTTCATTGAAGGCGCTGGAGGGGAATAATGCGCTCAAGCATCTGACCAATCAGGCGAAAGAACTGAATGCGCAAGTCGACAAGATGGGGCGCGCTAAACTTCCTGGCCTGCCAAGCTCTGGCGGCGCTCATGCCGAGATTGGTGGCGGTAAAGGTGTTGGTGGTCGCATGTCTCGATTCGGCGCCGCCGCATCAGGCCTAACCGGTATCGGTGCCGGCATGGGAATTTCCAGCGTCCTCAAGCAAACCGCAGCCGTCGAAAACGCGATGATTGATATGGGGCGCGCTACAAATTTACCATCAGCCGAATTGAAAGCATTTGAAGAGCGCTTCATGACGCTATCTGAGAAAATCGGGATCAGCACCGATAAACTCGGCATCATGGCATTCGAGGGGTCAAAGCTTGGCCTGCCAAACGATGAACTCGATAGATTCGTCAAGATTACAGCCAATGCGGCCGTAGCATTTGAGGTTCTTGAAGAAGAAGCCGGCAGATCGCTCGGCTCTATTAAGACAAAGATGGGCTTATCCATTGATGGGCTTCAAGAGTTGATGGATCGTATGAACGTCGTCGCCGATAAAACATCGGCCGATGGCGAAAACATGATCAACATTCTCGAGCGTCTATCTGGCACATTCAAAACACTCAAGCTTTCACCAAGCGTGGTCGCAGGCTTTACCGGCATCGCCGATCAACTTGAAAGGTCTCCAGAACTTGCTGCATCAGGGATGAACATGGTCATCACGAAGATGATGCAATCTAAAACTCTTGCTAAGAAGATGTTTAATGCTCCAGTTGACACCATGCGGAAGGTTTTCGGCAAGCTGGCAAAACTTCCAGAGGCTGAGAGAATCCTTGTGGCGACCAAGATGTTCGGTAATGAGGCCGGTCGGTTCGCCGTGAAACTCGCAGGAAATATGGAAGTGTTTGAAGATACCATGGCAAAGGCAGCCTCATCTGGCACGATTGGCAGCATGGAGCGAGAAATGGGCTCTAAACTGAAATCGCTTACCATGCTATGGAAGAACATGAAGAACGCCGTCACCAACGTGATGGTAGCTATCGGCGAAGGACTGGCCCCAGACATCAAGCGATTTGGCGAATATCTACGCGAGATCACGCCTCAGATTCGAGAGTTCGTGCGCCAGCATCCAGAGATCGTTAAATTTGCTGCCGGCATAACATTGGCGGTTGCTGCGATCACATTGGCAGTGCCAGTTGCATGGGCGCTCGGGGCTGCATTCTCGTTTATTGTTGCATCGGCAGGACTTCTTCTTTCGCCGCTCGCATTGATTGCCGTGGCGGCTGTCGGTATTGCACTGCGATGGAGTGAAATGGAGCAGGCTGGCCATCCAGTGGTAGTGCTTATTAATTCTATCGCTCGTCGGGTTGGCCATATCATAGATAGATTCAAAGAACTTGATACGGCCAGCGACGGCTCAAGTAAATCAATTAAATTTCTAGCCAAGGCATTCGATTGGCTTACAGAATTTCTTGCATTGCCTCTTAAGATGCTCGATCTATTGCTTGCCGGCCTTGAGAAGCTGATGGGGTATCAAGACAAAATCCAGCCGATAGGTATGCTGACCGATACGGAATCATCCATTGGCAAGCTTCTTCCTCCGAACATCAAGGCAGCCGGAAGTCTGGATAATGCATTAGGCAGAAACAATGGGGCGGCGACTGTCGGTGGTACAATTACGGTTAAGGCTGAGCCAGGCACCAAAGCCAAGGTTCAGCAACCTAATTTGCCGACTGGCAGCAATCTGCTGATGGTGAAGTAATGACCGACGTCTACACGCAGCGACTTGCGCAGGCATCATGGCGTGGCGTCGTGTTTTCGGTTAGATCCGAAGACCTGCCATCTGGCGGCCGCAAAACTGCGCTTCATGAGTTCCCTAACAGCATTGAAAGATTTGTTGAGGATCTTGGCGAGATTCCTCCGCAGTTTACAATCAAGGCATTTGTACATGGCCTAGATTGGCTTGAGCGGGCGCAGGCGTTAGAAAATGCATTGCGCGAAGCTGGTCCCGGCAGATTGGTCATGCCAACCTTCGGCGCGTTCACTGTTTGGGCTCTCCCCTACAGCAAGACCGCCTCACAGACGTCTGTAGGCGAGATCGAATTCAGCCTTGAGTTCGCCACCAGTCGTGCGGTTGCCGGCATATTCGAATCAGTGCCAGCGCCTGAAATGGTGTTCACTGCTGGCGATACGGCGCGCGGAGCCATTGGTGGCGCATTCGGCAGTATATTCAAGGCTCCCGGTGATTCGCTAGGCTTCGGCGCGATGCTGTCTGATGTGACGTCAGCGGCTAATCAAGCGTTTTCAGCAGTAGCAAATCTCATCACGGCAGACAGCCTTGGCGAGATGACCTCAGCACTTCGCGACCTTGTCGGCAATGCTGGCGGGCTACTTGGCGACCCAATCAATCTGGCGCTGGAGTTCTTCGGCATTGACGATGACGCGCCAGGACTCTGGCAGATCATCAGCGAAGGCCTGGATATTCTCGACTCGGTCGGTGCTCTGCTGAATTTCGCCAACAACTTCGGCAACAATCTGGCCTTGATTCAATCGGACCTTGATGGTGGCGCCACTGTTTCGCCTGTATCGGATATTTCGCTATGGGCTGCAACCACAGAAGACCGCATAGATCGCAATGACGGCCGCACAGCCATTGTTGAATCCAATCGCCTGGCCGCGCTTGTGTGCGCATACGAGCAGGCTGCGAACGGTGACTACCAGACTATTGATCAGGTGCAGACGATCCGTACCGACCTTGAGGATTCGTTTGCTGAGATCATGCGGGTTGATGCGCAGGACGTCGGATCGGTTCCGGCTAATCGCGAAGTGCGCGCCGCCATGGACGATCTGCGCATTCGTGCGCTGGCTGTACTGGATCAGAAGGCTCAGTCGGCATGGCTGACCTCACAGATCATCCGCACAGGCCCACTGACCGCACCATCGCTGACCTATCTGCTTTACGCTGAATCGATTACTGATGATCTGGATTCGCGCACACTGCAGGTTCGCCAACTTAATCAGCAGGTTTCGGCTGTCGCGATGTCTGGCGAACTGACTGTGCTGCGAGGTCGCAATGCTTGAAATCAGACACAACGGAATCCCGTACACGCTGTGGGAGTCAGCCACTTTTAACCGGTCGCTCGACAGCAACTGCGGACAGTTCTCGATCACCAGCAGCAACCCATTCGATCAGTCTTACCCGCTGCGGATTGGCGACCGCGTGCAGATTGTCATCAACGGAATATCGGTTATCAATGGGTTCATTGACAAAATCACGGCGAGCGGCGACATGGACGGACATCGCCTGAACATTGCCGGCCGCGACAAGGTTTCCGATTTGATCGATAGTTCCGTGCCTGATTCCGTCAAGTCCATGAAAGGCCCTATCACGCTGAAGGCGATGGCTGAGCGCATCATTGCGGCGCTAGGTGCTGGCATCAAGGTGATCGACGACACTGGCGGTATAGAATCATTTGGCGCCGAAGACCTGCAGGCCGCCGAGAGCGGCCAGAAATGCATGGACTTTCTGGTGTCGTTTGCCAGGAAGCGTCAGGTCTACCTGATCACCAACGGTAACGGCGATTTGGTGATCTTCAAGCCGCGCGGCCAAAAAGTTCGGACTCAGTTGCTGCATCGTCAAAATGGCGCCACCAACAACGTGAAAACTGCCAGCCTTGATCTGGACGTCAGTGCGCGCTATGCGAAGTACGTGGTGCGCTCTCAGAAGAATGTGGCTGCCGATCCGTTTTCTGGGGTCGATAAGCATTCGTCTTCGGTGACTGGAACTGCACTTGACCCTGAGATCAGGTCATCGCGCTACCTTGAGATCCAAGGCGAGCAGGCCATGACGGCATCAGAAGGTACTGAGCGCGCCAAGGAAGAATCCAATCTTCGCCGCGCCAAGGGGCTGCAATATACGGCCGTCCTGCACGGCGATTCTCAGGATGATGGCTCGCCTTGGGATATAGGATTCCTTGCCGACGTCTTCGATGACTACAATGGCGCCAGAGGCGAGCTACTGATGTTCGCCATCTCTACCCAGATCAATCTGTCTGGCGGCTCTGAAACGACGATTGGCTGCAGTCCTGCTGACGCATATCGGGCTCTCGCCAAGCCAAGTCGCAAGACTCGGCGCAAGAGCAAAGAAGATCCATTCGCGGGGTTCCTGTAATGGCTGCAAATCTTAAGTATGGATATCTGGAATCTACCGATGATTCCAGCGGTTTGCGTAGTGGCACCGCATCTTGGCTTGGGCGCGAAAGCCAGCCGATCCAACTGGCCAGCCTTTACGGGCTCGTGCATAACCCGCCTGCCGGCTGCCAGGTGCTGCTGCTGCCGCAGAATGGACAGGAATCCAACTCAATTGGGTTGCCCGATCTGCCATCCGGTAGAAAGAAGGGATTGCTGTCTGGCGAAGTGGCGATAGTCAATTATCTGACCGGCTCCTATGTTTTATTCAAGCAGAATGGCGACATCGAAGTTGTTACGACTGCCGGGAACTTGGTTGCAAATATCGTCGGCGATGTAACCGCAACAGTCACCGGCAATGTGAATGCCGCAGTCACCGGCAACATCACGGCAACAGCAGCGCAAATTAGTCTGAATGGCGTTATCATAGACGCAGCCGGAAACATCACGACTTCCGGCATAGTAACTGCCGATGACTTTATTACGACTTAATCGAGGCAATAGATGCAGGACGTGCTGATCCGTGCAAACCGCGATGGACTCTATGACTTGGTCGTAGACGGCAATCTATTCGCATCTGCCGGCGGATTTGAAACGGCTATTCCTGTTTCGCTGTTCACTGATGCGCGCGCTCCAGCGGCGCTGGTAGCAGAACCTCAGAACCGTCGTGGCTGGATCGGCAATTTGCTGACCGCCCAAACCATGCGCCAACTTGGCTCGATACTATGGGTGCTGGATCAGACTCGCCTCACCCAAGAAACACTGAACATCGCCAGGCTTGCTGCGCAAGATGCATTCCAGTGGATGCTTGACGATGGCGTAGCTCTTGCCGTTGTTGTCGATGTCGTCCGCACGTCGCAATCCGGCATCATCATACACATTCAGATCACAGACACATCCAATGTCGTGAGCCGCTATCAGACCCTTTGGAGAGCGACGGATGCCTCTGTCATACCCAACACTTGAGAACCTGATTGAGACGGCTCGCGCTGAGTTTCGCAGGCAGCTTCCCGATATCGATCCAACCGTCTACGGCTCATGGGCTCGCGGCTTTATTGATGGCTGCGGCGCCATGGCTCACGCCCTGGGGTTCGTTGTCCGCGATCTTGAGCAGGAGTTGTTTCCGCAGACCGCTACCGATGAATTCCTTGATCGATGGGGCGGCTATGAGAATCTCCCGCGCAACCCAGCTACTGGCGCGTCTGGCTTTATCAGCCTAAATGGTACGGTCGCCACGCTAATCAATGCCGGCGAGCAATTCACGGGGTCGAATGACGTCGTGTACAGCATCATATCTCCGGCGGCCGTGGAGGTTGTGGCGCTGCTGGTGACTTCATTGACTCGCTCAGGTACTACCGCAACTGCCATCACCACTACGCCGCACATGCTGGCTACCGGCATGCAGACGACAATATCCGGCGCTGTACAGACCGCCTACAACGGTCTTGTTACCGTGACTGTGACCGGCGAGAACAGTTTTATCTATCAAGTTGCTGGCGCTCCATCGACTCCAGCAACCGGCACCATTACTGAAACAAGCAATTTTGCATCTCTCAATGTGCAGGCAATTACGACCGGCCCAGCAACCAATATGCTGGCTGGCGCAACGCTCAACGTAAATCTGGCAAACCTTGCATCGCTGGCCTACGTGCAATTTGGTGCGCTGGGCGGCGGCGCTGATTTGGAAGGCGATAACGATTATCGCGACCGCATCATTGAGAGCCGGTCGAATATCAGCGGAGTCTTCACCGAAGATCAAATCAAGATCGCGGCTCGCACGATTCCGGGCAACACCCGTGTATTTGTGAAGCGCCCAGTTACCGCGCTCGGCAGCGGAACTCAAGGCTTGCCTTCATACAGCCCAGCTGCCGGCCAAGTAGTAGTTATCGTTGTCAGAGACAATGACACCAACATCATTCCTACGCAAAGCGTTCTTGATCAGACCAAGGATGCGATCATCACGCTAGGCAAATTGCCGGCACACACTCGCGCCGATGATGTCTTTGTGTTGGCTCCAGTGGCTCAGGTCGTAGACTTCACATTCTCTGCGATCAGCCCGAACACACAGACCATGAAGACGTCCATCCGAAACCAGTTGATCGCATTCTTTCAGGATACCGTTACGTTTGAGGAAGACATTCCATCAGCCAGTTACAATGGCGCCATCCAGAACACTCGCGACACGGTGACAGGTGACAGGCTGGTGTCGTTTACCTTGTCTGCACCACCGGGATCTATCGTGGTGGCTGACGGGAATATTCCAGTGCTCGGCACGGTGACATTCCCATGATCAAGTTTTCGGCGCCATCTCAGGAAGAGGCGACTCGGCAGCTTTCTTCAACGCTTCCCGATGGCAGGGCATGGTATGCGAAGAATGCTGCTGGCACCAATATGCACGCATTGGTCAGCGCATGCGCCGCAGAGTTTCGGCAGATTCAAATCCAGATTGAAACGCTGGCCAGAGAGTTCGACGTCAACCTGACAGATCAACTGCTTCCAGATTGGGAAACATCTGTAGGTCTGCCAGAAGAATGCATGGGGCAAATGGCATCACTTGCTGATCGACGAAAGGCTGTAATCCTACGTTTGCGCAAGATTCCATTCGTGACAAAGGCCGACTACGAGCAATTGGCCTTCGATCTAACCGGGATGAGCGTTACAGTTACTCCGGGCGCAGAAATCGAACTGTTCCCGCTGGATTTCCCTATTCACTTTGCCAGCGGCAACTCTTACTTTAAGCTGTATGTCACATTCAACGATGCGATTGGTGGATTCCCCTATTTGTTCCCATTCAATTTTATATCGACTGGCGACAACATAATTCGATGTGTCTTCGAACAGATCGCTCCAGCCAACGTTTTAATCATTTTCCAGTGAGGCCGTAAATGCAAGATTTCGGAACAAAGGCAGACAACTCTCCACCACCGGGCGGCCAGCTGTCAGCCGCCGAATTTAACAACTTGGCTACCGAGGCGGAGAATGCTGTTCTGCATTCCGGTCAGACGCTAAGTGGCGCGTCAGCAACGCAGCTGGCACAGTCATTATTCCTACATGGCGTAAAGTCAGAATCGTTTCAGGATAGCGGCGCAGCGAATGCTTATGTCGCAACTCCTATTTCTGGTACTAACGGAGTTCTGCTGCCGCCAGATTATGCAAACATGGGTGGAGCCGTAATTTCCTTCAAGGCAGCCGCCAGCAACAGTGCGGCTTCCACACTGAACATAGGCCAGACAACTGGCACGCTACTCGGCGCTAAAGCTATTCGCACACAGGCTGACGTCGCCATCCCGGCTGGATCAATTGTTGCCGGCCAGTCCATCCAAGTCATCTATAACCCAGCATTCAATGCTGGCGCCGGAGCATGGGAGCTGCTGCCATGGTCTGGATCTGGTCGATTGCTTGGCGCGCAGATTTTCAGTACTCCGGGGACTTTCACGTATACGGAAACAGCAGGTACGAAGAAGGTAATCGTTGAGGTTCAGGCGCCAGGTGGCGCGGGTGGCGGCGCAGTAGCAACAGGTGCTGGTCAGAGTTCGCTTGGCGCGCCTGGTGGCGCCGGCTCGTACGCAAAGAGCCTTCTGACATCAGGCTTTTCAGGCGCGTCTGTTGTGGTTGGCCTTGGCGGCGCGGGTGCATCTGGCGCAGCAGGTAACAACGGAGGCACGTCATCATTTGGCGCAGTCATTAGTTGTCCTGGTGGTCGAGGAGGAGCGGTTACAACTGCAGGCTCTGGAGCAGCATTTGAGATTGGAACGCTAAATAGCTCAGCCCCAACAGGCGGCAATATATCATCCAACGTAGGCAGTGGTAGCACTAGAATAATCTCACTCACCTCGATAACTATTGTGGCAGGTAATGCGGGCAGTACAATATTTGGTCCGGGCGGTCAGTACCTTAGCTCCGGATCGAATGGCACAGCATCTACATCTTTTGGTGCTGGTGGTGGGGCTACGGGCAATATTCCAAGCTCGTCCGCTCTCACGGGTGGCGCAGGCGCACCTGGTGTCGTAATCATTTGGGAGTATGCATAAATGAGAACTTACGCACTAATTGAAGACGGAAAGGTTTCCGAGATCATTCCTCCATATGTAAATCCAGATGGCGTAGATGTTCCTATTGAAGAAAGATATACGCCCAATATGGTTGCCCAAATGGTCGATATCACCGATCTAGACCCGCAGCCTCAACAGCAGTGGACATATAATGGTTCCGTATTCGCCGCGCCAGTCGTTGCTGGTCCAGATCCTATCCAGCTTGCTGCTGAGGCAAGATTGCAGCGGGACAATCTGTTCAGAACCGTTTCTGATCCTGGAACCATGATGGCCTTGCGTGCATTACGTCTAGCTACCACTCCAGAAGAAACTACCTACGCCCAAGGCAAACTCGCGGAAGTTGATGCATATGCGGTAGCGCTTCAAGGTATTGCTGAGCAGGCAGGATTCCCGACAACAATTATCTGGCCGGTCGCGCCGACTCTCTGACATCAACGAAAGGATGTATAGTTATGCCAAGCAAAAAACCTGTGAGCAAGCCAAGTGCGAAACCCACTGCAAAACCAAAGCAGAGCGGTAAAACTCCTGCTATCAGTCGTAATGGCGGTCTTGGTCAGTCGACACCTTCTAGCCGCCCTGCCGGATCTGGAAGCTAGAATTGTCTGGTATATAAGCGATGTGCTGCGCGCAATCGGATTATGCGCAGCTTTAGCTCTGTGCGCCACTCTAACCCCGTGGCGAATGCTCCGCCTCAAATGCCTGATAGCCGCCTTGTGTGGCTATTACATTTCCGACGCAATCGTCTGCGCGACTTGGTATGCTTGGCATTTTCCCGCTCCGATTCCAGCTCTGGTCATTCAAGGTGTTGGATTCATTGCGGCGGCAGTCTATTACTGGCGCCGCTCATACGATCAGCCATCTGATGTCCTCGATCATGGCTACCTGTATAGCGTAAGACATATCCCGTCGAACACCCAAGACTTCCTGATCTCTCTATCCGGTCTATATGGCCCGGACGGCGGTTATTCCCTGTACGCAAACGGATATCTTTACAAGTTCTCAGCCGGACAACTGGTGCGACGAAAGGTTTCAAGCTTGACAGCAATTAGCTATCATGTAACGCGAGGGGACAGGTTGGATCCCGACATCATCGAGCGACTTGATAGCCTTATCGGCATGCGTTGGTCGCTCAATAAAAACTGCCTGACTGTGTTAGGTCGCATCTGGAGAAAGCATAGTGGGCGAGCCTATTAAGGAAAGCATCGACTTTATCAGGTCGGAATTTCTCGCCGTAGCTTTTGTGGGCTCGATCATTGCACTGTCGTTCTGGCCGCCTTCAAGCCGGACAAAGGCAGTCATCAAAGTAGCTGTAGCTGTTTGCATTTCCTGCTGCACTAGTCCGGCCGTCATGTACGGCATCTACCTCTTCTACCCATCGCTCCCGATCGAGGCTAGTTTCGCCATTGGTCTGGCGCTATTCTTCTGGATAGCACTCTTGTCGTCGCAGCTAGTCAAATCCTCTGTAGAGGTGCTGAAGCGAGCGCCAAAAGCCAAGCTACCGTGGAGCGAACAATGATCCTGATTCCTGTCGTCCTGTGTTCTGCATACTTGATCATGGTCAGTCTGTGCGTGTGTGAGCGCATGACGCCAGAGACGAATCACCTGACTAGGGTGATCGTAGTACTAATCGGCGGCTGTGGCGCATGGGCCTTCTGCAAGGCTGTCATATTCGGATGGGGTAGCACGCCAACAGAACTACTTCAGGGCGTCATGATAGTGGTTATCGCCGTCGTGATCGGCTCAATCCCAAAATTCCATACCGGCTGCAAGCAACGTGTAGCCTCCAGAAAGCGAGGGTCTACTGATGCAGCTAATACCTAATTGGCGTTCCTGGCATAAGCGTTGGTCTACTTGGCTACTTGCCATCGCCGGCTCATTGAGCGCGCTGATGACATTCATGCCGACCGTTCAAGAGTATATAGATCCGCATGACTATAAGCTGATCATGCTCGGGCTTTCGGTGGTGACGTTCTTGGCTTTGCAGGTCAAGCAAAAGTCAGTGTCAGGCTCATGACCGGTATCAAAGGGGAATTCTAATGGAAGCCTCAACTCTTGCGGCCGTAATGAATATCCCGCTGGTGCGCGCCGAGAAATGGGCGCCAGCGCTTACTGCTGCTATGGCTGGCGGCCAGATCAATACTCGGCTGCGTATCGCTGCGTTCCTAGCGCAGATCGGCCATGAGAGCGGCTCACTGGTCTATTCCAAAGAACTTGGGGGCCCCAGCTATTTTGCCAAGTATGAAGGCCGCAAGGATCTTGGCAATACGCAGAAAGGTGATGGCCCGAAGTTCGCCGGTCGCGGGCTGATCCAAGTGACTGGACGCGCCAACTATGAGAAAGCCAGTCACGCGCTGTTTGGCGATGATCGATTGCTGGCCAATCCCGATCTGCTTGAGCAGCCTGATTGGGCGGCTAAGTCGGCAGTATGGTACTGGACGACGCGCAATCTGAATGCGCTGGCCGATGCCGATCGCTTTACTGATATTACCAAGGCAATCAATGGCGGAACGAATGGTCTTGAAGATCGCAAGGCACGCTACAAGTATGCGTTGAGTGTGCTGAAGTGATCGTCCTAGCACTGCTGCGCAAATACTGGCTGCATCTAGTGATAGCTGGCCTGCTCGGCGCAGCCGCGTATGGGATATATAATCACGGCAAATCAGTCGAGCGTGCAGTCTGGCAGATCAAATGGTCGGATCGCGATACGGCCGACGCAAGAGCGCAAGCCGAAGCCGAGCGATCCGCAAGAACCGAAGAACAACGACGCGCCGAAGCAATGGCAGGAGTACAACGAGATGCAACTCAGGCAATTGAAAAGCTACGCGGCGATGCCGATAGCGCTAATGCTGCTACTGGCCGGCTGCGCGATGAACTCGCCAAGTTGCAAGCCCGCCTCGGTGGAACCGGCAACGGTGCCGGAACTGCCATCAGCAGCGCGTCAGCAACCCGTGCCGCAATGGTGCTATCCGACCTGTACGGAAGCTGTCAGACTCGACTCAACGAACTCTCTCAAGCGTTTGACCGAGGCCGAGTAGCGGCACTGGCTTGCGAGGCAAGTTTTGACGGATTGAAATCGAGGGCTGGAAAGTGAAGCATAAGCGCGGTGATACGTTCAGCTATTTGGTGCTGCTGCCAGAATCTGTTTGGGGCGATTTTATCGACTTCGTTCCGACATGCCAGATCCGCGACATGCAGGATAACCTGATTGCTGATGTCGTCACTGCATGGGTCGATCCTCTAGCGGCCACTACTGTTAGCCTCAATGTCGCCGATACCGATACATGGCCAATAACCCAAGCCGTTTGGGATATCCAGTTTCGACGCGTATCAGACGGCGCGACCGATAGTACTTGGTCAAAAATATTGCATATCGTCGCGGATGTGACCAGGCCATGAGCATTGAAGATCAAAGCCCAGTTATTGTTTTGATGGAGAGCCAGCCGAAGACTGTTACGGCTGAGGTTGCGGCTTTTATTAAGGGTGATCATGGCGTTCCAGGGCCGGATAGTCAGGTCAATAATGTCGCAGCGTTACGCGCCCTCAATACTGTTGTAGTCCAGCATGCTGAGACGCTCGGGTTCTATTCTGCTGGTGATGGCGGAAATTCAAAATATCTATTCGTTGAGGATGCGACGCCACCCGCCGATACCTTCATTACCGTAAGATCGGATGATGATCGTGGCTATTGGCAGCTTACCCATAACGGGACGATTGATGTTAAGCAGGCCGGCGCAAAAGCTGGGATTGATTGCGCCGCTGCCTTCAATGCGGTGGCTGCCGCAGTAGTAGCCAGTAATGGCGCCATTGCGCGCGTGATATTTTCTGCGATTGCTGGCGGTCAATACACCGTAGCGAATCAGGTACTGTTTAACTGTAGTCAGATCGTTTACGAGTTCCATGCCGATATAGTCAACACCCGCTCGACATATGTCACCCCGTTGGTGTTTGCGCACGACCTCAATGCCCAACCGCTGGCCGCATTGTTCAATGTGACGATCATCGGTAACGGTCATAAGTTGGACGGGAACGGTGCTGCCATTCTGGCAGGCATGGGGCTTGGGCCTGGCGTGCTGCCGCCAACATTCCCGGCGCCGATGCTCAACTATATCGACAACCTCAAGATCCACGAGATGGATTTTGCAAATGGCGTTTACGATAGCTTGAACTTGAGACAGTGCCGCGATCACAAGATCAATAAATGCATCTTCCGTGATGCTACGCAGTACCTTGCAAACGGCCTGAACATCACGACCAATTGGGCCACTTATGTGCGTGGTGACTACCGTACGTATAGCCATGGCGTCGTAGAGGACTGTATTGCTTATAATAACTCATCAATGGGTATGACCTATTATCATTGTAGTGGCGGAACATTCAGGGGATGCATCGCGCACAACAATGGGTTTAACAATGGCTCTGGAGGATCTGGGAGTGGGTTTAGTTATGAATCTCCAGCCGGATCGGTATCGATCAAATATGCGGATGGTCGATTCGAAAACTGCCATGCTAATAACAACGGCATAAATGGGATTTATATCAACACTCCAGGCGTGTTCGTTGATGAGGATAGCGGGACTTTTGGCAATGGAGTACTCGGGCTCGCCGCCGACGTCAGCGGGCTCCAAATGAACGGCGTGACCGTAGTGGCGGCTGATCAGGTGACGGTTCTCGGCTCGCACCGATTCAATGCGCGCCATGGAGTTTCCTTTTTGGGTGCCTCAGGATTGCAGCCGACTTGGAGCTGTGGAGGCGAATACAGTGATAATGCTGGCTGCGGAATCGCGATCCAGAGTATCTATCGCGGCGGCGTACTGCCTGGTACAAAGATATTCAGGAATGGCCGAACATTGATCGGCGGCCAGAACCTGACCGCATTAAGCGTATCGAATTCTGCATACTTGAATGGGCAAGGATCCTTTACTGCTACAGGAATTGAATTCGACAGCAATGGCGCCCGAGATGTCAACATCGCCAACGTTCGGACAGTGGAGTTGGCGAACTGCAAATCCTTCAACCCTAACGATGTGCGCGGAACAACTGGTGGCACAGGCATGAACTTCGGTGCGATCACGACATTAATATTGCGCAATAATTTTCTGGATGTAACCGGTAATGGGTTTACGTCTAATGGTTACGTGGTCAACAACGATGTATCGGTCTGCTATCAGAACAGCAACAAGTCCAATCAGGTCAGCGGCACAGTGCTGATCAACAATGCCAGTACCAAGTTCGGTATTTCCGGGGCGGTTCGTATGAATACTGGTACTCATGCGACTTTAACGACATTGCCTGCAACAGCATCCGCGACTCTTGCGAACTTGGCTGACTTTTTGGCCACGCTCAATGAGGCACTAAAAGATGGAATTATGCAGGCATAAAACAAAGGCGCCTTAGTTGGCGCCTTTTTTATATCGTTCTCTTCTCCATTTTTCCAAATCTGAACTTGCTCGGCGGCTTGCTCATCGGATGCCAGTATTTGCCAGCGCACCAAGCCTTGTTGAAGTACCAGATGTCATCGACCTTTTTGTAGTAACAGGCCGAATAGCTCTTTGAGTCTGGTCCGTAGTGGGTTGCATCTGATGGCGCTTGCGACCAGTCGTGACTTTCGGTTTCAAGTCCTCCGCAGTTCATAACAACCCCGCCGCAGTAGCAACCCAGAAAGCCACACCACTGAAGATGCATATGATAATCCCCAGTCCCAGCATCGCATCCAAAACAGGATGATCAGTTGCAAACGATGGCGGCGTCTCAGTCGAAAGCGGAATCTTCTGATCGCGACGGATCTGGATTCCCCTGGATTGCCAGTAGGCGAGCATGGCTAGTTCGCGCTGGGTGCATTTGGTGGCGCAGGATTTTGTTTTCATGGCGTCACCACAAATAAGCAATAAGCAAAAGTCAGCGCGATGACCCAGCCGGCAATGCAGCCCATCTTCCACAGCTTTGAAGTGAAGTAGTAGTCGATCAGGCTCTTGTTTGCCTTGAAATATTTATCCTGATAATCGACGGTTATCTCTTGCCATGATTTCGACCAATCGATCTGTTTATCATCATCCCATGGATATTTCATTTAATCGATCTCCCAATCTCAGCCGCAGCCCGAACAATCGCACGCCGAACTGCTGCATCAATGTCGTCGCCATATGGTTCGATAACGTTTTCGTCTGTTTCATTTGGGCCCGAACAGATCACCTCCTCAAATCCGTTGAAGAACATGATGTCTAGGCGGAGTTTTGTGGCTAGGCGTAGGGCGTCTCCGTCGTCGGCCAATGGATCCCACCAATGGCCATTCTCGGGCGTACCAACCCAGGCAGACCAAACACCATTCACATCAACTGGTGGTGGCATACCTACAGACCTCGCCGCCAACTCCAGTAATTCGCGATCATTGGTCATAATTGACCTCGGGCTTTGGCGATGGCTGCGATCATTTTATTTTGCGCTTCGTAAATCGCATCGACATATTCCCTTGTCATCACGCCATCTCGCAATTGAGATCGAATGGTATTGATATGAAGCTCGCACGCCTCCAGAAGCTCATCATTCAGCGAAGTGACGATTGCCTGCGATTTCTGGAAGCGGGTGAAGGTGTCTAGGCGGGTATCCCATTCGATTGCCTTGTTTACGCACTCCTGAGTTATGAGGATATCGTCATTGCAGACATAGCGCCCAATATTCATGGACCACTCAATGCCCTCAGGCGCCGGCCAAATCTCTTCAAACTGCTCGCGGATTGTTTTCATTTGGCACGCTCCGCAATCATGGCGTCGGCCATTGCGTATGCAAGCTCTGCCCTGTCAGCAGCATCAGACTCGGTGAAAAAATTGGTTCCAATATCGCTATAAGCTGGCTGCAACAGCGAGGGTAATGCCATGGCCGCGAAGTAATCGCGAAGAGTCATTCCATAACACGGCTGAAGGTTATTATTCTCGCCGCCCTCGAATGGGTACGCCGAACCGCCGTTATCTTTCCCGCTCATTACGCCCACTCCTCTCTAAAGTAAACAGACTATAGCCTAGCAACTATAGTCTGTCAAATAGTGATTATTCTGGATCGTTCATGCTGAAGGGGTCGCCGTCGTGATCTGGCAACGGATCATGAATAGGGACTGAATTGATCGTCTCGCGCTCAACCGGCACGGCAGGATTGAACCCGGAATCCAGAGAGATTGGATCGATGCCCAGTGCCTGCTCCAGCTGATCGTCGAAAGCACGAGCCGAATCACGACACATTTCAATGAAAGATTCGCCAAGCTCCTTCTTGATCTTGGCCGATACCGATTCCCATGCCTTATTGACGGCTGCCAGCCCTTCGTCGCACTGGCTTAGGATAGAGTTCTTGGCGCGCTCGACGGCCGGGTCTGCCTGCTTTGCGCCATCAACCCACTTGCGCAGCATCAGGCCGTCGCGTGGCGTCAGATAGTCATTGCCGCGACCAAGGATAGCTTGCAAGTCGGTGGGGCACTTCAGCACGTCCTGAGAGCGTCCTTGGTCATACATCATTAGACTGGCCGTCATCTCGAACATGAAGTTCTTTTCTTGGATCGGCTGAAGACCCAGGCTGACCGGCTTCTTCGGATCAGTGAAGCTGGTTTTCTCACGCGCCCGAATGCAGACGATGATATGCATATCACAGGTCAGCAGCGTGTTCATGAAGCGCTTGTGTTCGCGCTTGGCCTTTTTCCAGTCGGCTATCTTGGCCTCGGTTTCGGTAGCGATTTCTTCGCAGCCGCCAGTGCCTTCCCACTCATGCGACGCTGAGTCGACCACTAGCACCTCAACGCCAGCCGCTTGAAATTCCTTGATAGCTTCGGCGTAACGCTTCGGGCTGAATGGTGCATACAGGTCGCCAATCAGGAACGGCTGAACAACACCATCCTTGTTCTTAATGGCGTCTGCATACAGGCTGCCACGCTTATTCTCGGTGTCCAACAGGCCGACTTTCATGGCGTCACCGTTAGCCATGCCATAGGCGATCTGCAGCGCACTATAGGTTTTACCCGATCCAGATGGACCGGCAACACCTATGACCAGTCGCGCACCCTCTCGAACGGCTGGGCGGATATTGATTACTGACATCTGATTCCCCTCTTACTGATATTTTTTAGTGATGTATTCAGGCAGCGTCAGATCTTGAAGTCCGCCGAATGCGGGCCAAGTATCAGCATCCCGACAGGCGCGATAAACTCTGATGGCGCAATTCAGATCCTTTTTGCCGATCTCAAGCGTCTCTTTGCTCAAGCGAAACGGGACGTGGATATACGGTGCCTTCTTCTGCTGAGCCAGGATGATGTACCCGCGCGGCATTTCACCGTAAGCCTGTCGGAACATCTCGCACTCAAAGGCTGCCTTCATGACATAGCCGTAGTCATAGAACTTTCGGCCGCATTCTTCTGGGTGCGCGCTGGCTGTGGTCTTGTAGTTGATCAGGTAAGCACCGGACGTGATGATGTCCGGGCGCACCTTGAATTCATCGCTTACAAGGCTCAGTTCGGCATGGCCATTGGCGAGCATCTTGGCGCACTCAGGATCAGCCATGATCACCGACCGCATCTGCTGGATTTTATCGAATGCTGCTGGTGGCACGAACTCCAAGCCTTCGCGCTCGCTGCGGTAACGCTGCATTTCGACTTCAGCAATATGCGCATTTGGATCTGCGGCGAGGATGCGCTCGATCAATTCAGCCTTTACGCCTGACGACTTGATGCCGCGCTCCTTGAGCCATGCCGACATCTGCGCGCCAGTATCAAGGATCGATTCGTAAACCGAAGGATCGAAGTCGCGGCAGTATTCCGAGTCGAAACGCTCGGGCTCCAGAATCATGGCGTGACCCCAGATGCCGAAGTCCAGCGCCTTGGATGCTTCGTGTTCGCCGAAGCGTGCTTGTGCTGGGTTCTCGGCGAACAGAGTGTGTAGGAATGAGCCGCTGCATTGTGGCAGCGCCTGGTATTCAGGGTTTGATAGCTCGGATGGTTGGTAGATTTTGATCGCCATTACCAGTTAACCCCCAACCAGAGGCCGAAGCCGTGAATGATTCCAACCGGGAAGATGATCGCGCCGGCAATCAGCAGCAGGTACTTGGCTTCAAGCAGGCAGACGATGACGTGGGTCAGCCAGGCGGCAGGGAAGCAGGCGAATATGATGAATTGGATTATGGCTTTCATTGCGGTACTACCTCCAGCGGCATCCAGTGAGTAACGGCGTCTAGGCATTGGGCGCGAGTTTCGCCGAAGACACTCCAGTATTTCGTTCCGAATTCGCAAAGATATCCGGCGCCATACCAGTTGCAGCCTTCTTCTTCGAACTCTTTCGCGCCGCCCGTGTTCATCCAGCGGTCATTGTTGGCGAGCGCCACGATCTGATGCAGATCAGGCAGGCGGTCTTTGATGCTGATCCACTGGCTCATACCGGAACCCCGTCAGTGTCGCGGACCAGAAGTGAATCCATGTCCTTCAGAAGCTTTTTAAGCTGATCGCAACCCTTTTTGGTTTTTTTGCCAAAGCAATCGTCATGGAACGATCCTAGGTAAATCGTATGATCGCACGGACCCCAGCCCGAATAAGTCGAGTCGACCCAAACGGATAGGGAGTCGACGTGGCCAGCATATTCAACTTGGACGGTTATCTTGCCTTGAGCAGTAATGCTCATCCCGAGCTGAAGAACCTGTCTTGCCAGACTCATCTCTTCGATTGTTGCCATTTTCATTCCCCTCTCTTCAGTTCTCGCGCCTCAACGTGCGCTGGTGGAACTCACTATAGCAAGATAATCACTATAGGCAAGCAAAAACTGTTCGTAGCCGTAAACGATGGCGACGAATGCACCGGTGGCGTCGGCCGCATTCAGGACCGCGAGCTGATCACTGCTGACTTTTGACTTGGTCTTGTCGCGCCGCTTAAGTTCGAAAAGCCCTCGGATCTCGCCAAAATCCACGATGTCTGGGATTCCGGGCTTGACGCCCATCTTTCTGCGGATAGCCATGTACTGGGGCTTAGCCTTTGCTTCATTCGGTGTGTGCCAGATCAGAGGCCAGCGATCAGGGTGGTGCTTCTCCAGCCAGCCCATACAATCGATCTGCTCGGCGATCTCCGACTTGCACTCGCCTCGGTAGCCGCTGTCGTAGATGCGGATCATTGGTCGACCTTCTCAAAGTAGAAAACCACCTCGGCACCGGTTTCCTGAATCAAGCCATATGCCTTCGCCATTCTGTATTTCTTGTTGTAGTCATTCAGGTATTCAATCTGCTTTTGCAGATATTGGCGCCAGCTCTCTAGGGGATATACCGATTTACTGATATTGCATGGAGCGCAAGAAGGCATGAAATTTTCGATCACATTGGCCTCTGGGCTTCCGTCGCCTACTGAGCGCAACCGATACCCAGACTCCGTACGGAATGACTCAAGTTCTCGGCGACATGCAACAAAATGATCAGCATGCCAAGTTTTGCCTAGCACGCATCCGCAATATGAGCAGTTTCCGCCAAACTTCATTTTTAGGTCTTCGCGCTGCTTTTTTGTCAGCTTCATACCATCTCCTCCACCCGCTCAACCGCAAAATACCGCTTACCCACGGTCCATTTCCCCTTGTCGTTCTGCCTGGCAATAATATGCGTCGGCACCCTGAATATCGTCTTCATAGCCACTGCCTGGGTGTTCTTCATGCGTCTCGCCATGAATTGCCCCTTCTCGCTTTCGACATGCTCTTTGCAGAATGAATTGAACCATGCTCGCGTTGTCACCAGCGGATTCTTGGAGGCGTTCGGGTAGTAGATCTCGATTGGCTTGCGGCCATCTGACAACTCCCATTTGACGTACAGTGCACCGCCCGGACCGCAGCTCAGATCCATGCTGACAACTGGTATCGCCTCAGCATCCTTGAAGTGGGTCTTGCTCAGTTTTTCATTGGGATCTATCAACTCGGCAGCGCACTCCTGATTGCGGCATTGGCGCGCAACCACATCGTTTTTCTCGCCGCAATTCGGACACAACCGAAACGACCAGAAATGCTCGCAGCGCTTCTTCGTATTTCGATCCGTAGCAATGCACCGCCTGGCATGCATTGAGTTCTCTTCGCCGCATTCTGGGCACAGGATTGTTTCGTGTTGCTTTTTGGCGCGCTCGAGTTCGGCTTGTTCTAGTACTGGGTTTTCGTAGAGTTTGCCGAGGCGATCCATTACGCCGGCAAAGTCCAAGATCAGGGCGTCTGGTTTATCACTCGCGGCGATCAGGTCTTTGCGCTCTTCGGCGGTCAGTGCATCGCGCTCGATCATGGGTATTTCATCGGGGCCAATCAGGAGGCGCAGTACGCGACCGATAGCCTGGGTTAGCAGTGTCAATGTCCCAATCGGCCTTAGGAAACAAAGGGTGTCCCACCATGGCACGTTGATTCCCGTGGTCAGGACACCGACATTTACTGTGAACTTTATCTCGCCAGTCTGAGCTGCTTTCAGGATGCGCGTCTTGTCTTTCTCCGGAGTCGAATCGACCACTAGGCCAACCCACTCTTCTGGCACTCCAAGCATAACCAGCATTTTCGCGATATTTCTCGCATGACGCTTGGTCGAAGCGAAGATCAGGACGCCTTTGCGCTTACTGGAAATAGCGATCACTTCGCGAAGAATCTCGGCAAGCAACTGCTCTGATTCCGTGAGTCTGTTCAACTCTCTTTCGTCATCGACATTCCAATCGACAGAACTAAAATCGTACCCATGTGCGATGGGTACGCCAAATTGCGGCCCTACGATCCAGCCGCCGTCAAGCATGGCTTCCGTGCTGATCACGCCATTGCCTACGCCACCTTCCGGATAGAAGGGATCATCAGGTTCAATGGAGGCGAACTTCTGCCAGAACGGTCCAATGATTGAATCAATGCCCCTAAAAGGCGAGCCTGTCATGCCGATTACACGAAGATGCGGGCGAAGACGATAGAAGTGCAGCAACGTCTTCATGGCCTGGCTTTCAGGCTCATCCCATGGCACTTGGTGGCAGTTGTGAACTAGGACTCCATCCGCGAAATAGTTGTGGTTTCCTTCAACCTCGAAATTGTAGACAAAACCTCCTGGAAGCATTCCTCCGAACTCCCCATCATCCGTTCGTTGGTGAATCTCAACACTGTCCACCCTTGAGAAATCAAGAATTGGTCTTTCCTCGCATCCTGCGCCTTCCGCTTCAGAGTTCCGTGGCTCTTTCCGTCCAACTCCAGGCAGAGTTTCAGTGGCGGAATGGATACATCCAGCTTGTAATGGAGCGGCCATCCGCTGAATTTTCCCATCTTGGTAGGAACCACAAACTCCATTTGTGGCGAATGCCCCGACGCCTCCAGAAGATCGAAAATCACTATCTGTAGAACAGGGTGAGATTTTCCATTTCCACCTCTCACTGGAGGGCGATGACCCATCGACTTCAACGTCTCCGAAACCTTTGTTCTGTTCTCTTCCTTGTGCATCGGGTTCTTCAGTTTCATTCGTGCCGATGCATATTTTTTGTTGGTCTCCGAAACGATTTGGCCGCAAATTATTGCCTTGTACTTTCCCGAGCATACCCTTGAGCAATAGCATCTCCCGGTCTGATTGAATGCCTGCCTTTGATGGGGTTTCTCTAGAAATACTTCGTTCTCGCACATTGTGCATTTGTGCGACATTGGCGCCTTTCTTGAGTGATGCGGCTGCAACATATCCCTCTCCCGGAACGTAAAATGGATGACCTTGAGTGCAGACGATTGACTCGCCAGACTCAAGCTTTACCGTGCAAAGCTGAGAAGGTCTAGACTTAAAGGTCTGAACAACTCGGCGCCTCTCCATTTTACCATTGGCATGATTGAATGACCACACCATGTCGCCTGTGCTGATATTCTCAATCGCCAGGCCATCGATTAGCGTCCCCGCACGGAAGCATTCATCAATGATGACCATGTCAGGGATCCATGGCTTATCGGCTGCAAAACGAACATCTAGGGCCCTTGCTATTGTGCCCTCAGAGCAGAACACGACGTCGTAATACAGAGATTTTCGGCCGCCGAAAGCTGAAGCCGAATAAACGGAATTCTTCAAATCAATCGACCATGCAGCCTCGCTATCCTGCTCAACAAGAATTCCAGCCCTAGCCATCACCATAACTCTGACACGATTGCCCTTGCTGACTCCCGCTGAATGAACAGCTTCTGCCAGGTGGGAAATCATGAGACTTTTCCCGGAAGATACAGAAGCGGTCACGCATAAAGGTGGGTGAATGCTGAGCCCCTCAAATTCAATTGATTGCTTAGTGCGAACATGCTTCATGCATGCGGCAACTACCGGCCTCTGAAATCCTAGTAATGCCACAATCGAATCCCCTCGAAGATTATGAGCATCGCGACCAGGCTGGCCGCGTGCATTATTAGTGAGTAGCGGATGGAATTAAGCAGAAGGCGCATTGTATTTGCGGCCGGCGGCCAGGTGGATGACCAAACCTATCATGGTAATAACTATCGGAGCCAGGATGTCGCCTTGTGCAAAGCCATGGCCCGCCACGCCTAAAAATAAGGTGTCAGCAAAACTGAATTCGTTCGCGAAAAAGAATTTCATTCCTCACCCTCCAGCATATCAATCTGACGATCATCAACCTGGATAGGCTCTTCGTCTTCCGGAATATTCGAGATCGCCATAAGCAATTCAGCGATAGCCCATGTGCTGACTTCGATTTTCTCTGGAGCCTGACCGAGAATTATCCCTTGAACTGTTAGGTCGCCGAAGTCTTTCTTGATGGATCTAGCGGCCGACACCAAGCTAACCGGCCATTCCCGCTTACTGACCGCAGCCTTCTTGCGAACGGCTCCAGTAATCTTGTCTTTGCCTGACTCAGCAGCCACTTCCTTCAGGCGCTCAATCTCCTGAGCAGCACCGTCACCATGCTTGCGAATGATGTGCACGCTTTCGGTTGGCGTGATTACACCGTCGATAATAGCCTTGCGCACATCGTCATCGGCAGTCGCCAGCAACAGCATCTGATCAATGTGGCCGCGAGATTTGCGGGTTTCAGTGGCGATCTCAGCAGGACTCAGCCCGTCAATATCACGCATCGCCAGGTAGACCATCGCCTCGCCCAACTTGGCAAGCGGCAACTGACTGTTGCTGGTCACGATCCTGGCCCGACGCTGCGCCATCGAACCCTTGAACGGAATCGCAGGAATGTGCGTGAAGGGCTTTCCGTCTATAGTGAAATCTTCGGCCAGTAGCTCACGGAAACATGAAGTCCGGCAATGACCCTCAACAACCTCGGTCGCGCCAGTCTCCGGATTAACGAACACCTCTATTGCCGGCAACGTACCGCCAGCACGAACGAAGGACTTCATACCGTCGATGTGAGCGCGCAGTTCTTGGGGATCGTTGTATTTGCGCGACTCATTGAAGTCCTCGACGATGACCAATGAGTCAATGCGGACTTTGAACAGGTCGCCGCGACCTACTACTTTTTCGGCGACTAGTTTGTTCATGGTGAAGAGTTGTTGTGGGGCGGTCATTTGGAAGAATCCTTTTCAATCTGGTCGATTACTTGCTTGAGCGTGTCGAGCATTGCGATCACGCATTTCTTTTCATAGGCGGCCCACACTCGGCCACCCTTGAATGGGCTATTCAGCGCATTGTGCAGAAGCTTGAGCGCATCGACATTGGATACCTTGGCCGTCATTCCGAGAACTCCTTATAACTACCATCAGCATTAAATTTGCACAGGCCGCAGCCCATACGATGGAAGTAGTGCGCGCAATCTGATCGGCATACCGGTCGCTTATCCAATCCTGATTGCCGATACAGATCAACTCGCCACGATCTGGCGCCGCACTGGCACTTCGGCTGGATCTGGTATTCGTCCGGATGCTTCGCCAGTTTTCGGCGATGGCCGCAGTGGCTGCAGCGGGTGTGGAATTTCATCAATCTTCGCCAGAAGGTAGGCCGACGAGAGCATTCAAATCGGCAACTTGAATCGCAGGAAGCTGAGACTTGGCCTCCTCAAGGTTTTCCGGCAGAAGCTCTTTCGATTCCGGCCACGCCTTGAGCAGAGCTTTGATAGTTGTTACTGCGCCGGTTGCGGCATTTACGCTCGCCTTAAGCTGCTCCCACCGCTCTGTGTTGGCTTTCTCTTCTGCACAGATGTCGTGAAACTGTTGAGCCAGCGGATTATCCGCCTTGATGATGTGATTTGATGGTGCAACCTTCTCGCCTTCCCATCCATTGGCATACACCACCAAGCCAGCACAGTTGACGCGAATCTGGCCTCGCCGCTGGATTGGGCTGCCATAACTCTGGAATTCTTCGGGCACTTGAGCGCGAATCTTTTCAACCTTGGCGTCCAGCGAGGTGAGCAGTTCCGCATGAGCCTCAAGGGAGTCGAGACGGACCGCCTCATCCCATGCCTTACGCTTTTGCAGAGTTGTTTCACGAGCTGCGCGATTGCCCGATTTGGTCTGCGCATTAGCCAGGATTTGTTCGCGAATATTCTTGGTCAGCCGAGTCATTTCATTCCCCTCACGATTGCGCTTGATTGCGCTATAGCCCATACTATACCCAAGAAATCACGAATCACAAGGGGCTATAGTGAAAAATAACAAACCATATCAGGCGTTGCTTGAGACCGATCAGGGGCGAGCGCTTTATGAGCTGATCGAAGCGATGCCAGGAATCCATCGCATCACCGAAAGGCTTGGCGTTGAATCCTACATCCTGAACAACTGGGTCCACATCTGGAAACAATGCAGCCCAGAAGGCGCAGCTCTCATCGGCGAAAAGATCGGCGGCAGATTCACCAAGGAGTTCATGCGTCCAGACATCATCGATTGGGAAGCCGCCCTAAAACCCAAGCGCAACTGGGTCGACGACATGCGCAAAACTTCTCAGGGTCGCGCACTGATAGCAATTATCCAGAAGGCTGGCGGCAGGTCGGGATTCGCGGCAATCATGGGTGTAGCACCGAATATCGTTGACTGCTGGGTTCAGCGTGGCGCAGCGCCGATCTCTCGGGCGGCAGAGATTGCGGACAAGATGGGGATGGATGTGGCCAGTGTGCGGCCGGATAAGTTTGAGGGGATATGCCCGTGATTAAATACAGAACTGGTAGTTGGGGCGGCAAGCTCATTGAGGCCGTAGAGATCGAGCGAGAAACCGACAAATGCATCTGGGTCAATGGCTCAAGAATGAATAAGGTTTCAAGCTATTACAAATTCCACGAGTCGTGGCCAGAAGCCAAAGAGTATTTGCTTGCTCGTGCAGAAAGGGCTCTTGAGTCGGCCCGCAGATCTCTTCAGCGCGCACAAGATGAGCTGGGCAACATCAAAGGCCTGAAGGATAAATCCTGATGGCCTGCATCGACTACAAAGACGTCTCTCAAGCCGCGAACGGGCTTTGGGATGCCATCTTGCCGGCAATGGGCGTAGAGCTACGCAAGATCAATCGCAACGGCCCATGCGTGCTTTGCGGCGGCAATGATCGCGCCCATTTCTTCGAGCGTGCCGGCCGCATCATGAATTACTGCCGACATGGTTGCGGAAACTCTGGTGACGGCAATTGCGTATCGAGCCCAGAACACCTGCTGATGGAGGTCAATCATTGGACTTTCCCGCAGATGGTCAATGCAGTTGCCGACTTCCTCAATGTCACACCAAAAGAACAGCTAGACCAGTACCGTGTGGTGGCCGCCACAAAGGTTGCCGCCAAACTGGTATACCCATCCGACCACACCGAAAACCCCGAACAAGCCAAAATGCTGCTCGCCAAATGCACGGAATCTGAAACTCACATGCACCTGCTTAGAAACAACACCGCTCCACACGACACCATTAAAACCCTGAAGGGATCGCTGATCGTCGATCTCTATAATCAGGCCGGCGAACTGGTCAACCTGGCGGCGATCCAGACTGATGGCTCAATCAAGTATTCGGCTGGCGGCATCAGCTATGGTGCCGTCGCAACCATTGAGCCGGTTGGCGCGCATGATGGAACCGTAATCCTGACCATGGACTATGCCGAGGCATGGAGACTGTGGTGGATGCGGAAGGGTTGCGCCCGGATAATCTGTTCGCTCAGCTTCGAGAACTGCAAATGGATGGCAGACAAGCAGAGAGATAGATTTTCTCACATAGGCTGCTCAGCAGAACTAGCCGAAGAATTCCTAGACTACGGCCACGAGGTATTTTTGATACCCGCTGCGTATTCAGTTAAAGTGGCCTGAAGACGTGTAACTCCCCCTCTCCGCGTCTTGTTTTCCCTGTCTTCGGATGGGGATTTTTTTGTGTGCGAGAAAGTGGGGGCATCAATTGCGGGCAATAAAAAAGCCAGCTTGAGGGGCTGGCTTGGTATTGCAGATCCGGACACCACTTTCGAACCGCCTTGCGCGATTACGGCTAAGCCGCTGGGGAACGTTCAAATCTCATCCGGCTAGTCGTTCCGATACCACTAGATACAGTCACACTGCTATTTTACTCTGGCACCTCCGGATATTCAATCGGCTGCCACAAAAGAACAGGGTCAACCACCGAGTCACAGTAAAGCCAGTCGCCTAAGTCGTGACTGTATTCGCTCAGGCCAACTGACTTGCAATCACTAACCCATACAACTACTCCGTCATCTGGCTGGCTTGTTTTGGCATCGTTCCATTCGGTCATGGCACACCTCAAAACGGATGGTTGATAACGACTACCGCGAACAATGCCAGCGATGCTAGCTGTACTGGAAATTGCCACCACCGTCTACCTTCGGGGAAGAAGCTAACCATTCCATGCATTCCGACCATACTGAATATGCACATGATTGAAACTATCAGAGCGATAAACCAACCTATTGCAGTTATTGCATTCATCTCGGCAACTCCAAATAAGTAACCTCAGCATCAAAATTGTCAGACTTGTAAGCGCTGACGGTGATGTATTTTCTGCCGCCCGCAAGCATAGCTTTCAACTTGTGGCCGGTTGCATAGCCTAAGTGCTTGCCGCCGAATTCGATGGCGGCTCGTTTTTCCAAGGATTCCAGGCGTGACAGAACTTCGGACAGTTCCGACGTTGAAACTTCCAGGGTCTTTGCGCCATGGTGCTGGGCGCGGTGGAGTTCGGCTAGGAGGTAGATATTCATTGCCAAATCCAGACGATCAATCCAATTGGGATTAACCAGAAAGCAATCCCACCGATAATTTTAAGCCAGTGCTGAAACCAGTCAGGCCCATGATCAAATATTACTACGCACGCGAATATCACAAATCCGGTAATCGATATTTGCCAGCCCATTATTTCTTTCCTTTCGATGTTTGAGGCAACCGAGCGCCAGCATCATAAAGTTTCTCGGCATCGCAATAGTAGATGTCGCCGATTCTCATGAATGCTTTGATGGCTGATTCGCGTTCTGTTGCGGCGATTTGTTCTGGAGTGCGGACTTGGCGGAATTCAAGCGTTCGTGGATGATGGACGTATTCGCAATCATCACCGCCTATAACGATTGTGTAATCACTCAAATACCGAACGTCGCCAGAAATCCACTCTCCTGAGTTGTTTGGAGTACGCTTACGGGCTTCGCATACCATCCCGACTGGAGGTGATCCATCGCCAGACCACTCAGACAACTTCCGCTCAACCCGACCGATCTGCTGAGCGTACAGCGACGGCGATTCAAGCCAGCCCTTGGCAATCAGATCCGATACCTGCGGAGGCCGCATAGCAACAAGGAGCCATCGGTGATCTTTACTGGCCGTGTCGGCAATATTAATCCAATCATTCCGGCGAACTTCCGCGCCTAATTCGCAGCGCTTGCCGTCTTTAGTTCCCCATGGCTCTGCCCAGTAAAGGGTCTTCAGTTCATCGTCGGCCGAACGAATAACGCAATCAGCCCACCATGGGGCGATGCTCCAATTTATTTTCATTTCCCGTCCCTCTCTCTAGACCATTCGAATAGCAACTATAGACCAGCATGGCCTAGCCAGCAACCCCTGGATTGAGCCATCGCTGAATTTGCCTGACTGAATAGCCAACATCCTCAGAAATCTTGCGCATCGACACTCCCTCCTCGCGAAGACTCAGTGATTCATCAATGGCTTTCGCAATAATTGGCTGCGGCCTATCACAAAGATCGAACCCCATTCGACGCATCGCTCGACAGACTGTCGTCCGCGAAACTCCTGCGACTTGAGCAATGTTTCGGCATGACCATCCGCGATTCCACATGTCAATATGCTCTTGTGTTAGCTGGAACATAGGCTTCACCTTTTGAAAGTTGTATGTCCATGTCGTTGTATCCTGCCTGCCACCAGGACCAGTGGTTAGTAATTGCTCTATACGGGTTGCCTGATGAAGCAAGTCCAAGCTTTCGTTGATCCTTTCCTTCGTAGTACGCAGATGGGTGGCTCATTGGTTCAGCTCCTTGACCTTGTCGATGCGGTCGGTGCATTCAAATGCATGGCCGTCCAGATTGTTTGCATTTCGACTGATTCCGGATCAATGCCTTGGCGCTCGCATTCTTGCCAGCCGGCGTTCTTCATCTCTAGAGTCGCCACCTTTGGCACTAGCTTCCAGCCATCAGGCACCGATACCGGCGCGGGCTGAGAGGCGAACAGCGGGGTGAGCGTGTAGCACTGACGGTCGTAGACTTCGGCATAAGCCTTGTCAGTTATAAGGGTTCGTTCGTCGTCATGGAACTCAGGCTGCATCGTACCCCACGCCACCGGCTCACCCTGCCCACCCTTCAGCCGCTTGATTTCGGCGCGGAGTGTTTCAGCCTCTTTCGCCCAGTCGAGCCATGCGTCAAGGTCGTAGTCGCCTTTCATGCCATGGCGCAACCGTTCGTTCTCCGCCGTCAGCCGTGCAATGGTGGCTTGCAGTTCGGCGAGTTCGGGCGGGGCGGCGGCCAACATGGAAATCAGGGCCGTAACAGTGTCATCGACGCCATCGCCCCAAGCATTCGCCAGCATTGGGTGTTTGAGTGGCTTACTCGGCGTCACTCGAACAGATTCAATGAATTCACGCGCTACCGGCTGGCGCTCGACGACAGGGGCGGCGAGTAGGGTGCGTAGCTCGTTCGACACATTACCTTGACAATGCTGTTCCAGTAACGCAGCCGCGTACTCCGCAAGCTCACGCGGAACTTCAATTTTACTGCTCATTCGCTTGCTCCCGATTCGGTGGGTTTGATGAGTGCTGCATAACGATCACACCACCATCCAGTCATCTCGCCAGAGTTGAATGCCAGTAGGGCCAGTGCTTCTAATGCCGCATTCCGCTGCTCGGCGGCTATTCGGCGACCTGCATGTGCTCTAACATCCGCCTCACGATCGGCCAGCTCTTCCCGCAGCGCAGCCAGTTCGGATTGAACCTGTGTGTAGTCATCAATTCGAACATAAAGCCCAAATTCATCCTCATTCACCGATGCATATGGCGCTGTATAGCGCTTCACTTCACTCATCTGCAAATCTCCAAAATCATGTTGGGCAGGCCCGTGTTTAGTAGGATCGCCAGCAGGGCGATTAGGTGTGCGCCCATCATTCAATCCTCCGGATAATCATTAATCTCAACATCATCGAAATCAGTCTCGGTTTCGATGTCTTCGGTTTCGGGTTCGTCCGGCTCAAGCCAGCGATCATGCGGCGTCATACGGCCTCCTTTTCTTTTGGCTGGCGACCAGTCTTCCCACGAGGAATCCCCAGCCTGTACTTCTTATTGGCTGCTGTAACCGCAGCAAAAGATGAATGACAGGCTTTGCAGATCGGCCAGGTTCCAACCATGCCATCTGCCAAGCATTGGCGAATTTTGGCGACAAGCTCCAGTTCATTGGCCCGCTTCTTCATGTCGCGGTCGCTATGGCGGAACTTATCAGCGCGCGCATCAGCTGGGAAATACTCATCGATCAGGCGCTGGACTCGGCTCGTACTGCATTGCAACTGTTTAGCCAGTACCGTGGTGTTTTGCGCCGTATCCAGCATAGTTTTCATCATCTCAACGGCTTCTGCGTCACCGTTGCGGATCTTGTAGTGCAGGCCGTCAGTCTTGCGCTGCACATAGGCTTTCACTTCGGCTGGCGTGAATTTGCCGGCGTTGTTAGTCACCAGCCTCGCGCAGAATTCCGTAGTGCCAGTCATCAAGCCAGTCGGAACAACTGTGATCTTGCCGTCGTTTTTCTGGAACTCGGCAATCTTGGCTGCCAATTCCTGGCGTATACGTTCGCGCGGACATGCAACTGCATCGGACCAAGCGTCGGCAAAAATCGTATCGTCGCCGTCTTCTTCGAGAATGAATGTCATGATCGATCCTCTCCGTTATGACGCGCCATCCTCGACGGCAGTGTAGGTGACTTCGAAGGTCAGGAATGAACGGTCTTCGAAGTAATAGGTATGCTTGCTCTGGCCGTGCGGAACTTCGCGGCGCGTGAAAGATGCTACTGCAGCCTGGTATGGATCACTTGAGCGGCGGATCGATTGGGCGATGGTCAGTTGTGGAGTGATTGCCGAAGTTGTGTTTTGGCGACGGTCAGTTTTAGCAGCTGGTTCAGACCGAGTAATAAACTGATCAAGCGTTTTAGTTGTCATGGCGGCACGCCTTCATGATTGCTGCGCGAACTTTGACGACTGCGTATTTGCGGCGGCTGTCGTCTTCGAAGAACTTGATGCTGACCGGCTTGCCATCAACCACCCAGCAGCCTGGAATCCAGGGTTGATTGGCGTCTATTGCTTTATTGTTTTTCATGACCTCACCTCATGGATTAGTTACAGATTCCTAACGAAGTCAGAAGCCGGATAGCCAGGTACTTCATCGGGCCAGGTGCGGACATAGACAGGTTTGGATCTGGCGGTCTTGGCGTCGCGGCTCATGAACAGACAAAAGATAGCTAGTGCGAACATTTCAGTTACTCCAAAGGACGTAGGCGATGACTGCGGTGAAAAAACCTAGAGCTATGATTGCGGGGAGATATTCCATGGCTGCTGCTCCGTGTTCGTCTCTGTTGAAATGAACTATAGCCCGACAAATTCAGGATAGCAATTATTCTTTGCTGCCGTTCGTCCGGCGAATCACGGCCTGAACTTCTTCTTTGGAGGCGCATCGGATTGGAGGCTGGCCGTCGATGCTGAGCCAGTAGACTTCGGCGGGTAGGCGGGATTTGTAGAGGGTGAAGCGGCCTTGACGCACAGTGTCTAGGCCGATTGATTGCCAGGCCATTACCCGCGCCTGATCAGATAGAGGATCCAGCCAAGAACGCATGCGGCGCCAAGGAAGAATCCGATTGCTAGGGCGGCGATGGTGATCATGGCACCACCGGATGGATGACGAACGCGCGATAGTCCTCGCTACCCGTCTCGATATGGGAAAGATTGCCGCGTTCGTTGGTGCGGAACATCCCTAGTGGCAGGAAGGTGCGCTCAAACACGTCGTGCCATTTTCCGAACTTTGTAGGCTTGCCGTCACGATAAAGCGTAGGGCCGCATGCGCTGCACAGGCGTTTCCCTTCAAGTTCCGGGGCGTAGGTCCAATCGAATAGATCGGCCATCCAGTGGAATCCTTGGGCGGCCAGCGCTGTGTTCTCACAGCAGCCACATTTCTCACATTGAAACAGGCTCATGGCCAAATCCTCACGACGATCCCATAGACCACAACCGAAACGATCAGCGCCGCAATACCAGCTGCTTCATGCCCGGTTAGGTAGGCGCCATAGCCAAGGCCGGCTATCAGGGCGCCGATTAGGCAGGTTGTATTTCGCATGCTCACCATTTCATCCCCTTGATAGATCCGAAATCGAAATCAGGATAGTTGCTTGATCCATGCAGATAGTCCTGCATGACTTTAACGTCTTCCGCAGTACACGAGCCAGGGCCTGACTGCCAAAGCGACATAGGATCTGTCGAGTACATTGCACCACGGCAGGAGATCCCATAGCGGCAGTACATGCCATCATGCACAACGCCAACTCGCGCCTTACCTTTGTCGAAATAAACGATATGGTGCTTGCCGTCGTTTGTGCGGATCAGTTTCGCTGCCTTGCGGTTGCTGCGCTTTATCCACTTCTGAATGTCTTCGTTGTAATTTTCCATCAACTAACCTCACAAGTCGGCCAAATCGCCCGAGCCTCAGCCAGCGCCTGCTCGCAATCAAGTTCGCCGTCCAGCGACAGCATGGCGAATGGTGCGTAGCCTGGTATGTGGATTAGCCAGTTGCGTTTCATTTAGCAGCAAGCCTCGTTAGCTTCTCATTAAGCTTTGCGCCACGATAGACCCACCATTTATTCCAATGAATACACGATTCATCATCGCTTGCCTCGTGACGCCACATGAAATGGCCACTGTCCAGCTGAAGCAGTGCATATCCTTCTGGCATCTTTACAAATCCCAAACGATTGGTGTGGTCAATGCAATTGGTATCTTTGTAGTGGTAACTCATTCCAACCTCCTAAGCAAAAAGCGGCTTCTGCCCAACACTCAACTTCCATTCAACCACATGCCCGCACTTGCCATTGGTGCATATCCTGACGAACTGAGATGTCAGGTTTGACATGGGTGCGCCGCATAGTGGGCATGGTTTTCCGGCTGAGTTAGTCATCAACTGGATGCTCTGGTAATGGTTGCCAATGAGAAGGTGTCCACGATGCTCCAGGAGTCCACCACATGCCGGTTTCTGGATCAATCGCGCCAACCTTGGTGCGCCAGTCATTGCGCATGAACTCAACAGTCAAAAGAACATGCTCGCCGATTGGCGGCAATTTATCGCTGCATTTAATCCAATTGCTCATTTCACCAACTCTTTCGGAGTAATAATCTGCCAAGAATTTGCCTCAAGATAAGCAACAAGTGCGCGTCGCATGTGATATGCCCTGCTGCGATCAGTCGAGGAACACAATTTGTCGATAGCTTCAATTTGTTCTGGTGGTACTCGATAGCTTATTACTTGAGTAGTCATTTCCCACCTCGAAATTGAACCTTGCAATGCGGACCTTCAGAAGTGGCATCATCACAAATCTGCGGCCGCCATAGCCCTATGCGAATCGCCTGAACTTTCGTCCAGCTGGAATTGTTGCGTCCGGTGCTGGCCATTACTAGGAGGGTCATGATTTGGCAACTCCTTGATATCGTTCGATCAAATAGCTGCGAGGAATGAAGGCGTCAATCACGTACCCATGCAGTTTCACCTGTCTTGATTCGTCAGAGACAATGGCCGCATAAGACTTCTGGTCATTCGAATAGCCGTTTAGCGGATCAAGTACTACATATTCCCCATCGTATACTTCACAAAGAATCTGATGCATCCACCCGGGCATGCCGAGAGACGGTGCGGCGACTAGGTACACGCCATCTTTCTGGAAATGAGGCAGGTCGACCGTGTCGAATGATTCAAATGGGATCTTCAGGTAATTCAGCGCCTGCCGAGTACTGACCAATTCTTCCGAATCGAAATACCATTCATGAATCTGCGAGACGACATATCCGACCGGATCACCCTTGATCATTGCCATGCAGGTAGAAAAGCATGTATTGCTAGTTGGCTGGGTTTGATGTTTGATTATGAATGTCACTTCCGATCCCTCCTAGCCCGAGTCCAACCATCAATCCACTTATTCGCAGACCATGGCGATTTATCGTCAAACGGATTGCCGTCTTTCGGCTTGCCATCCAGGAATGCTTTGTAGCCTTGTTCGAATGGGGTCATGATTCAGCCTCTTCAAAATCCGTGCAAACCATCAGATTTGATGAGCGCCAATGGCCACTCTCCATCCGCATAAGATCTTCTTGGCTTATCCATGCATCATCAATCCAATTGCGCAATGCAAAAGCCTCAATACTGCTCTCTGGCTTCAGCGTGATTACACCATGCACATCCATCGTCGCCTTCATTCCCCATCCCTCCCAACACCACTAAACCGCCCGACATCCTCAACAACACTGATAATTTCCCGGACGCCAATCTTGTACCCTTCCGGCTTCTCGACTAATCCCCACTGGAGCTTCTCAATCAGCCGTTCATAGCCGCCCAACACAGTCAGCTCAGCGTAGAACGACATGCAGATTTCTTTCGCCCAGCGGCGGCCTTGGAGTTCTTCGATTCTGGACATTAGAGGGATTCCATAGCAATGATGGCGTCGATTCTGGTTAGTACCTTGCAAGGCTCATCAGCCTCATGCTGATCCGGCCTGTCGTGATGCATATGCTCGCAGACTGAGAATCGACGAAGTTCGTTAGCCACCTTGCGCAGCGATTCAATCTCAGCCAGTTGCAGGATCTCGCGCTCGGTTGAGCGGGCTACTTCGGATTTGAGCCTGACAACCTCAGCCCGCACTTCATCACCAGCATCAGCCTCTGCTTTGGCGCCTTGTTGGTAGGATTCGAGGTCGGCGATCAATCCCAGCACTGCATGAGGGTTCGCAGCAGCAATGAATGCCGCATCAGCCTCTATTGTTATTCTGCAAATAGGCGGAGTCCATAGGTCTGTATCGGGAATGATAAAGACTGCACCGCCAGCACTATCCTCATCATCTACTTCAACCCATGGTCCTGGCGTCGCCAACATTGCACGCTTCTTCAACTCTTCGTAATCACTCATCTCCAGCCTCTCCGCTGTTTTGTGTTGGTTGGACTATAGCGCATCATTTGTGGTTGATCCAGCATTCTTTTCAAGTCCGGGCTTGCCATTGGCTACCCATTCCTTGATCTCTGCATCTAATGCGGCTCGACTCGCTTTCCATGCCTGCCACGCTTTCTCAGTGCCAGCGAATGAATACGTTCCCTTGCTGTTATTCTCCCGGTTGAACCGCAGCGTCCAGTTCGGGATATCCGCCTGGTACCAGGCTTCAAACGCCTCTCTGCTTTTGTCGGTCATAGCTTCTCATCCTGGTCGGCAACCATCAGACCCATGACCGCGATAGCGTGCTCCGGAACATCGAAATAATAGGTGTCGAGCCCATCGCCACTAATGACCTCCATTCGAATTCCGTGTTTGGTTCGGCTATAAGCAAGTACGCCACGACCTTCCTCGAGAGTGGTGCATCTCATGGATTTGCCGACATGACTTAGCTTGTTAGTCAATCCAATTTCCATCTGATTAATCTTTTTCATAGCCAATCCTCCAATCTCTGCACCGCGAGCGCCAATCGCTCGCCATCGATAATGCTCAACTTTTCACCGCGCTCAAGCATCGACCTGGCAATCTCCCAGATCAGCCATTCTGCACATATTTCTTTGTGGTCTTGGTGCTCTAACTTATGAGAAGTGATGCCGAATTCATTGAAAATGAACGCTTCACCGTCAATAAATGAACCAAAAACACCAGAATTCGTATCTTTCATCAGAAAACCATTGCGCAATTGATCGATCTTGAACTTCCTCAATTTAAGATCTGGGGGCATGACAGTGATCTTCACGCCATATTGGCTACGAATGGCTTCTTCGATGGTCATACGACCTCAATTTTCCCGGATGAACTTACGATGAGCTTTCCTGATTTCAGCATCGCCGCAATCCTAGAGCTGGCGATTGCATAACCGGCCGGCATCGCTCGGAATGGCCTGCGACTTTTAGCTCTCTGCGCCAGAGCCCTTAATGTCATTGACTTGTCGGTCAAGATATCAATTATCGTTTCCTCTTCGGCCTGGGAGCCGGACTCGCCTGCAGCGTTCATGATCTCCTTGATGTGCTCGGAGAGTGTCATGACTAGCTCAATCGACTCTTCGATAATCCAGGTTGGGATGATTTCAGGAACCTTGCAGTTGTTTGCGTGGCATTCGATCACATGAAAATTTCCGGCGATCTTCAGGACGTGCGTGATGATCTTGCCAAGCCAGCCCATCATGACCATTTCGCCGGCCGATTTAAGTTCATACAGGTAGCTTTCGGTTGCGTTCTTTGCCGCCTGCAGGATCTTGTATCCCTCCGCTGAAGCCTTGAGCCGTATCAGGTTCGATGGCTCCATAACGACGCGCTCAGCCTCTTCACGATGGGCGCCAGACAAGACCTTGGCGGAATATATCTCGACACATTTCATGCAAGCCTCTTGGAAAGGAGCCTTCTCCGCATTGGATGGGTATATCCCTTCATTTTTGCGAAACCCGATAGTGTCCGGCTCGGATAGATAAATGAAGCGCTCTGCCAATCCTGAGCCGCCGGATGCTGTCAACACTCGCTTGCTGCTGCCAGGCTGCGCGATTACAGCCATAGAGCCGAAGACAACTCCAGAAAATGCTTTGCGTGTCGCCCGCTGGCCGGCGATGTATTCGCCTGAATATCCGTTCAAAAGCAAATCGTTGTTACTTGAAAATGTCCCACTCTCCGGGAAAAGGGACATAAGTCCGCTTTGCTCTGAGCTGGACATTACAAACCTACCTTCGGCGCAAGTAGTTAATGCTCCATCGATAGATGCTGAAGTGCCGTCAGACGTAAGGCAAAATGTTCTTTTAAGATTTTGCACGCCCTCATTTCCGCCGCGTTCTTTTATCTCAATATTCTTTCCATCGATCTGCTTATTATGCTTTTCAATGGCGAGACGATAAGGATTAAGGCCTATCCCGAGCAGATAACTTTTATTGGTTGCAGGCGGGTGCTCGACGATTACATATAGACCAAGAGAGATCGGATCGCCAGTGGCATATTCAACCGAATAGGACATGGATACCGAACAGCTCGCCGTTGCCAGCAATGAAAACAATGAACTCACTTCCGGGAATTCAATTCTCTTATGGGCGATATTGGCTAGGCGGCCGATCACTGTATTGGACAGTCGCTCTGGAATTTCCATCATGGCCGGGATGAATTCGGCATCACTCAATGGCTCAGCCTTTACTCTCGGCTTGTACTGCTTTCTGACAGGCGCAGGGATCGGAACCTCGGAAACCAGAGGCTGCTCAATGACGCCGATGTCATAAGCCTCCAGATGAAAGTCATCCTCATCAGGCAAAACGTCAACGTAGATATCGACTGGCGACGCCTCGAAAGTAGGCGGGTTACTGATATCGATATCCACTACGCGATCCTCCAAATCCTGTAACCGCCATCCACCTTGCGGCGGGTCATCTTGAATCCGTTCTTGTGGGTTTTCGCATACGAGTAAGCAGAGCTTGAGCAGTTCTCTACCTCATCCAGTTCTTCGAAAAAGAAGCTGTCACCGATGGCCATGCGCTCGAATTTGTAGAGCTTCCTGGTCGGGATCGGTATGGATTTTTCTACCTGCATCTTTGGCATCCTCAGTTGTTTGCGGCCCTTACTGTAGCGTCATCCCGATTTAAATTCAACACCCTCAGATTGAGAGATTTTTCGGTGCAAATTCCTTTGCGATCTTCGCGCCCTTATGTGTCTTTGTGATCCTTTGCGGCCTTTGTTATTTCGCTGAAAATGGCATGAAACAGCACAAAAGTGGTAACTGTTCCCTTTCTGTTCCCTCAAAAAATAACAGCGCCAAGCCATGCCACGTAAGGGTTTTAGCCAAAGTGTTCCCTTGTTCTCTCTATTTTTTTTTTTTTTTACGCACCTATTCAAATGAGAATGATTCTTTCAAAATAATAATTATTTCAACCGTGCATTCAGTGTGGGTTATTTGCGTGCAGCCGGAAACGAGGGAACAAGGGAACAGATCTGCTGAAAGCCGCGCCCCACCTGGGCTGCAGCTGTTATCTTTTGAAGTAACACAGAGGGAACAGTTACCAGCCTGTAAACCTTACCAAAAAGTCAGGAATTTATTTTTCACGGGCAGTTGCAATCCTTCTCGCATGGTGAGACTATAGCGGTGCAGTGAATGAGCAGGTCGATGCTAGATCCGCCGAAAAAGCTGCAGATCGACACCATCCGCTGCAACGAATAACCAGCGCCACCGACAAGTGCCCGAAGACTCGGAACCCAATCAGCAGCTAAATCGTTGATTGGCAGGCCGTTACGGCTCGGCATGCATAACAGGTTTAGCGGCGGACCACTCTATCCGCCAGATCATCGCGCGAACGACGGATCAAAGCGCCTGAGGTGTTCGCGTAAACCGTAGGCGGGTTTATGGTTTCCCGCAGATGAGTGCCCGCACAGGCGGTCTAACGAATTCAAAGGGTCACCACGCCATGAACCTACAGCCATCCGTAATTGTCAGCGGCATCGAATGGAAACTGTTCAGCATAGAGTTCAGATCACCTGACGGCAGCTTCTCGGCGTACTTCTACGCTATCGACGCTGAGCATGCCAGCTACCAGGTTGAGGCGATCAGGGAGAATGGGGTGGCGGTTGAGATTGAGGTTGTTGGGTAGTCGTCTTTATCGGCAAGTCATCGATTGTGGCAGCGATAGGTCGGATCACCGGATCGAATACGCAGTTGATGGCTTGACCGATGCAGATGAATGCGCAGGCTGATGCGCTGTAGTTACTTATGCCGGATGTAGGTATGCCGGTAACGCCGGAGATAAGCACCGGCCATCTGTATCACAATCTGGCAGTTGCAGGCAGACCTGTAGTCAGCCGCTGGATCGGTAACCAGCACCGAAAGCCCCAGACTCTAACCAGCTTGGGGCTTTCGTCTTTGTGGGGTATAGTTATTCGCAATGAGAGGGAGTTGATCGTGGCTGAATTTACCCAAGAACTATTCGATGAGATCTGTGCATATTTGGCTACAGGTGAATCATTGCGCACTGTTTGCAAGCGTGATGGGATGCCAGCAAAAGGCTCTGTATTTCGTTGGCTCAATGATAAGCCTGAACTGCGAGACCAATACGCGCGCGCAAAACAAGATGGATGTACGGCGCTTGCCGAAGAGCTATTTGATATTGCCGACGAAGAACCAAGAAAAAAAGAAGATGGCTCAATAGACCTTGGTTATAACGTTTGGGCAAAACATCGTACTGATGTTCGCAAGTGGTACTTGTCTAAGATTGCGCCGAAGATCTACGGTGACAAAATCACTCAGGATCACGTTAGTTCTGATGGCACCATGTCGCCTAAGTCTGTCGACGCTGAAGTAGTCAAGGCACTTGTTGACAAGTTGATCGACTGATATGGCAATTAAGCCAATTGAATGGGACAACCTTTCTGACCTTGAGCGACTGGCATTAGTTGCTGCTGGAGAGTCTGGACCGCTGGCTTTTTCAAGTCTGTGGTTCAACTTGACTCAAGGCGACACCTTCCACACCAACTGGCATCACCACTACTACGACTGGGCAGCACGCAAGTTGTTTGCGGGCGAGGCTCATAACATCATCATCAACATCCCGCCTGGCGGCACAAAGACCGAATTCTGGTCGATCCATTTGCCGGTCTATGCGATGATCAAGCATCGCCGCGTGCGCATCCTGAACACCAGCTACTCGAAGGATCTGGTCAACGAGAACAGCGAGCGTTCCCGAGCCCTAGTCAAGTCGGCCGAGTTTGCCAGGTTCTACCCGTTCGATATCGGAAAGGACAAGGTTGATGATTGGACGCTGGAGCGTGACGGCAAGCGAGTTCATCAATTGTTCAGCCGGCCTAGTGGTGGCCAGATCACTGGCGTCCGTGGCGGCTACATGGAAACCGGCTACACCGGTCACATCCAAGCTGATGACTGGGACAAAATGGATGACCTGTTCAGCGAGACGAAGCGCAGGAAGTCCCACGTTCGTCTGGTGAACACGCTGCGCAGTCGTAAGGCTCATAGCGCAACCCCATTCGTTGCGATACAGCAGCGCGGCCACGTCGACGACTCGACAGCATTCCTGCTATCTGGCGGCATGGGCTTGAAGATCGACCTGCATATCAAGATTCCGGCGCTGATCAATGAGGAATACATCGAGTCGCTGCCAGATGGATTGCGCGAACGATGCATTCGCGATATCTGCTCATCTGAAAAGGTAAGCGGCTATTGGTCGTACTGGCCGAAGAAGGAAAGCATTGGCGACCTGATCGCGCTGCGTGATGCTCACCCGTACACCTTCAGCAGCCAGTACATGCAAGACCCTGACACCCTTGATGGCGGCATCTTCTCGGCTGATGACTTCCTGACTTATGGCGACAGGGATGAAGGTGCTGATATCGCCATGCCGGATCAGTTCGAATATCGATTCATCACCGTCGACACCGCTCAGAAGACCAACACTTGGAACGACTGGACGGTCTTTGCTGAATGGGGCGTCTCGAAGAATCCGAAAGATCCGATCTATCGAATGGGGTACCGGCGCGCCAGGATGAATGCCACGGTGTTGCGCACTGAATTCGAGTCATTCGTCAAAACGAGCTGGGCAAAGAATGGGCCAGAGTTTGGCAATCTGCGAAAGGTTCTGGTCGAGGATAAATCCAGCGGCACCGGTCTGATCCAAGAAATGGAGAACAGATTGCCGCTCAGAGTAACGCCTGTTCAGCGCGACCGTGACAAACTGACTCGCGGCCTGGACGTGCAAGGATTCCATGCTGCCAAGAAGGTGGCTCTCCCGTATGGCGACAAGGACAACTACGAGATGATCTCTGAGGTCGCGTCATTCACCGCTGACGACAGCCACAAGCACGATGACCAGACTGACGTGATGATCGATGCGCTGGCTGAAGTCTTCGTGACGAAGAAAAATCCGTTCTTTGCTGGTTGACAGCAGGTCTATAGCCGTGCAATATCATCTAAACACCGAGGAATCATCATGGCAATCACCACCAAGAAAGTTATCAAATGGATCTGGTCTGAATTCTGGCGAGAAATGAAGATTCAGCAGGCGCCGTCAGTCGTTAAGCGGCACTACGAGCCAATCCCGAGCAAGCATAAGCCGGGTGATGCGCTCAAAGGCATCCTGCTGCTGATCATTGCTCCGGTTATCTTTGTGATTCTTGCAGGCTTCATTGGGCTATGAGCCGCAGCCGCAGGAAAACGCCAATCTGCGGAATCTCAACCGCAGAAAGCGAATCCGTTGACAAGCGGCTGTGGCATAAACGGATGAGGGCTGCTGAACGAGATCGCCTTATTACAGATCCTGAGTCAGAGCCAACCCATCACCATGAAGTGTCGGGCGTCTGGGATATGGCGAAAGATGGCAAGCAATATCTCGGCAAGAGATTTCCCGAGTTACTGCGCAAGTAATTCGCAATTGGATCCGCCAAATGATACGATCGCGCCATCACAGGAGGCGCGATAATGGCAGTCACGCGAGTCAATATAAATATTCCTCAAGGCGTATGGACTGATCTATATGCCGCCTCTGGCATTGCGGTCGGCACCGAGGTTGCGATCTACAAGAACACCAGCTTGGCCGTAATGATCGTGGCGTCTGCTGCGATGCCGACCACGGTTAGCGGCATTCCTCTCGTATCCCCTACCGACCCTAGTGACCCGCTTGAGATCCCGCCTGGCGAGCCTGGGCTATGGGCGCTATCTCCTAATGGCAATGCCGTACTCCTTGTGCAAGAGCAGGCCACTCAGCGCCATTCTGCAGCCGCCGCTTGGATCACGCAGGCGCATGCAAAGGGTATGGACTTCTATACGGCTGTAGGCCTCGGTATGGTGCCTGGCGTGCGCCGCGTGACTGCACTCGGCAACAACCCAGACATTGATACCGCGACATTCCCGGAGACCGTTTGGACTGGCGGCGGTCTTTATCCGTGGATGACGGCTACGACCTCTCTTGAGATCGTATCGACCGACGCTACCGATTCATCTGCTGGTGTTGGCGCTCGGACAGTCCTGATCAATGGTCTTGATATCAATTATGTAGAAGTGGCGCAGACAATTACGCTCAATGGCCTGACTCCGGTAGTAATTCCGACTCAGTTATTCCGCATCAACAATGCCTTAGTTATGACGTCTGGCTCAACCCAAACAAATGTCGGCGACATCAACATTCGTGATGCTGGTGCTGGCACTGTTCGCGGGATCATCCCGGCTGGCTATGGCATCACCAGGCAGGCTGTTTACACCGTTCCGGCTGGATTCACACTTAGCGTACATTCGATCCTTGGTTCAATGGTGAGGAGTGGCGCCAGTGCCAGCGCAACTATTGCGACATTCTTTCGATCTCCAACTGGTACTTATCGACTTCCATTGGAATTCAGCATTAGCGATACGGTGCCATACCGGCACGAGGGTATCCCTGGGATTATCTCGACTGAAAAGACCGATGTCGCGCTCCGGTGCACTTTCGTGAATGCCAACAATACTGCTTTGACGGCTGCCTTTCTCGGCGTCCTGATTTCTAACACAACTCTAACGCAGGTCTAGACCATGGCCACAATTGCCGATGTTCAGCTTATTCCGACTGCCTACGTCGAGGTCTATGCAGCTACCGGCATTGTTTCCGGTACGCAGTTAGTCGTGCAGAATAAATCGATGGGCCCTGTTAACGTTCAAAATATTGGCTCGCAGCCATCAGGGACTAATCTTGATGGATTTATCATTGAGCCGCTTGGGTTGTGGCGCGTCCCGGCAGGCACTGCTAAAGTCTGGTTCAAAGGTAATGGCGCTCTAGCTGTCGAGGTGATGTGATGCCAATCCTCCCTTACTCGCAATTGGAGACTGACAAGATCGTCAGCTATGCCGGTACCACAAACTCCAGCGGCCTGTACTCGGTCGTTTATCCGACGCCATTTGCTGCCGGCAAAGCACCAACTGTCATCCCGTCAATGGTAGGTGCGCCTAACACGCATTCGGTAAGAGTGACCGCATCCAGCGAAACCGGATTCGCGGTAATGGTCGAGGCGCGCACCGTAACAACCGTCCTATCCATTCAGGTTCTTTCATCTGCCGCTACTCCGGTATCCGGCCAGACCGTAAACATCACTTTAGTCGTTGCCGACTAACATGACTTGACCGCCGCTGTCAGGTATCATCAGCGAACTATTTAGCGGAATTCGTCCATGGCATTCTATGATCGCCTGAAGTTTTGGCAAAAGCCCGAGATCAAATCAGGCGGTCGCGTCTCCGAGATTCCTATTCAGCGCGGATCGCTGATGGACATGATCTTTGGTGGCGGCCGGATGACTCCTACTGCTGCGATGGAGTTCTATCGGACTTGCTCGAGTGTCGCTATTGCAGTCGACATGATTGCCGATGAGATCGAGCACTTGCAGCCGGTCATCCAGATGGAAGACGGCAAATATGTGAATGATCATGAACTATTGCGCCTATTGAAGTCGCCAAACGGCTTCGACAATTGGGCTGGGTTCATCGGCGCCGCTGCCAGGCATTACCTGCTGACTCGTGAATGCTACTACTACGGTGGCGGCGGTATCAGTCGACCGCCTCTTGAGCTATTCGCCGTCAAACCGCAGACGATATCAACTATTGAGAACGCGATTGACCGGTATCCGCAATCCTTCTTGGTGACTAATGGTCGCGCACGAGGTGACTACCTTCGCAGTGAGCGCGCCCGAAAGGTCAATTACTATGACGGCAATCTGCGCGAGCTGTTCCGTGTGCATGGATTCTCTTCGCGTACGAATGAGACTCTTGCGGATAGTCCGCTTGAGGCTGTCGCACTTGAAGCCAAGCAACAGATCCAGGGCCGCGTGCATAACCTGGCGCTGCTTGATAACGGCGGTCGCCTGAGTTTGATCGTGCAGTTCAAAGATCCGATGACCGAGGATGAGCATGTTGCTCGTCGTGACAGCGTAAATCGGGCATTAGCTGGTGCTGGCAATGCCGGTCGTATTGCGGTGGTATCCTCCAGCGACATGGTGATTCACGAAGCTGGCACGACCAACAAGGACATGGACTATGCCGAGCTTGACTCGGTAGCCCGCGAGGCGCTGTTTCTGCGTTACAAGATCCCATTGCCATTGGTGAGCCAAGATGCTTCGACTGATAACAATATGGAGCATGCTGTTTATCATCTGTATGACCGCGCTGTACTTCCATTGGCCGACGTCCTTCTCGACGGACTTGGTCGGTTTCTCCTCCCTCGCTATGGGCTTGATCCTTCTCGGGTCTCGCTGACATTCAACCCGGAATCGATTGATGCCCTTGTTGACCGACGAGTCAAGATGCTGCTCGACCGCCAGAAGTTGGGCGTTGAAACGATCAACGAATTGCGCGCTCAACTGCCAAACCGTGAACCGCTTGAAGGCGGCGATACGCTTTATCAAGCTTCCACTCTGGTTCCGGTCGGGACTGATCTGTTTACTGATGACAATGTTGATGATTCGACGATTGCGGCGCGTTTGATGGCTGAGGATGCGGCGAATGCTGACTGAGCAAGAGAAAGATATTCTCGGTATGACGGCCGATCTTTGGAATGCACTGATCGAATTACCAGCACCGCATGGCCAAGATAATGCTGAGCATATGCGCGACATCCATGACATCCAAAATCGAATTATGGCCCGAGCCATCCATCGCGAGTTAGATGATGGCCAGCCGTAAAGAAATCCTAGTCCGCGAAGTCGCTGAGAAACTGCGACTCGAAGCGCTGGTCAAGCCTGGAATTCGCAAGATATTCGCGAGAGTGGTCGATGACTTCCGTGTTTCGGTTGGGCGCACCGGTCAACCACAAGAGATCGGTCGTTATCGAACTTCCTTCGAGTCGCTGCTAGAGGATCATTACCGTCGAGTGCAGAAGGCATTCAGTGGCGCGATCCTCCTGCACAACAAAGTCGATACCTTTGCTCAGCTGCGGAACAAAGCAGCCAAGCCGACCGAAGAAGACCAGCACGAAAAGGAACTGATAGCTGCTATTTTCCTGTTGTGGCGCGAACAACATGCGCCAGAGCAAGCGGACTTCATTGCGCAGACAACCGCTAAAGACATGAGCGATGCTATTGACCAGGCCCGCCAAGCGTTATCGGCAGAAGGCAAGCCCGCTGATAAGCGTTCACTCGCATTGACCGCCACAGCGATCCTCAAGCGTATCCTGCGTGGCCGCGTCGATCTGATAGCGGTTACCGAGACGCAGATGTCAGCCGAAACTACCAAGGCTGTCGAAGCATCGGTCGTGACCAATACCCGAATCCCTGGCATCCCGGTTCCGCCAAATGCATTCCCATCATTTGTGCCGAGACCGTCTCCGTTTGCACCGAGCATTCCTAGCCAGCCAACACCAGCCGAGCCAGTTGCCCCGACAGAACCAACTATCGCTCCACCGCCAACACCTGTTACTTTAAAAAAAAGTTGGATTACGCTTCGTGATAAAAGAGTTCGCCCGACGCATCATGATGCTCACGGCCAGACTCGGCCAATCAATGAGGCGTTTAATGTAGGGAGTTCGCGTATGATGTACCCAGGCGATACTTCATTAGGCGCACCGGTTCGCGAGATCGCGCATTGCCGCTGCAGCGCCCAATATCTATTTTGAGGATGTATGCATGAAGAAGATGGTTGTTCCATTTGAGGTTAAACAAATCACCGAGGATGCGGACTATTTCATCTTCGAAGGTTACGCGTCCACTTTCGGAAATGTCGACCTCGGCGATGATGTCGTAGTTTCCGGCGCATTCACTGAAACCGTCGCCGAACTGATGGCCAGCAAGAAGACCGGCAAACTCCCGGCTTTGTGGCAGCATGATTGCGATGAGCCGGTTGGCAGTTACACAGACCTGCGAGAAGACTCTCGCGGCCTATTCGTTAAAGGTCGGCTGCCGAAAGCTGATACCTTCGTCAGTGGTCGCGTAGTTCCTCAGATGAAGGCTGAAAGCATCAGCTCGATGTCAATCGGCTATGGCGTCGTGGACTATGCGATTGAGTCTGGTAAGCGCCTACTGAAGAAGCTGAAGCTCTACGAGATTTCACTTGTCACGATGCCGATGAACCCAGAGGCCGTAATCACCGACATGAAGTCGGCGGTCCCATTCCAGGATCTCCCGCTTGCATCCCGCGACCTGGCCTGGAACTCCGACGCCGCACTTGGCCGCGTGAAGGAATTCCTAGATTCCACTGATGAGCCAAGCGAACAATATCGCAAAGCCTTCCTGTGGTTCGATGAAGAGAATGCCGATGAATTCGGCGCCTATAAGTTGCCGATTGCCGATGTGATCGACGGCACGCTAACTGCAGTCCCTCGCGGCATCTTCGCGGCGGCCGCTGCATTGAGTGGCGCTCGCGGTGGCGTCAACATCCCAGACTCTGACCGTGCCGCCGTCATTGCGAACGTCGAGCGCTACTACAAGAAGATGGACATGGAATCGCCATTCACTCAAAAGTCCGGCCTGCGCGTCGATGACTTAACCGTGCTGACCGAAAGAGACCTTGAAAAACTCTTCAAGTCAGGCGTATCCTTCACCAATCAAACATCCAAGCGCTTGGCATCCGCGCTTAAAACTTTTCTTCGAGACGAAGGGAAGTCAGGGAATCGGGAAGATTCTACCGGAGCAGAAGTTGTCGATGAGCTAAAAAGCTTGTTGGAACTTGCTAAAACCCTGACTACTAAATTCGAAGGAAAATGACATGACTGATATCAACCAAGAAGCGCTGGGGGCTGTCAAAGCTCTGCGCGATACCGTTGAAAAATACGGGGCTGATTCTGCGCAGTTCAAGTCGATGGTGGACGCCACCAATACCGCGCTTGAAAAGCAGGAAAAGGCCAGCCAGGAATTCACTACCAGGCTCGCTGAAGAGCGCAAAGCAGCTGAAGAGCTGAAAGAGCGTATCGACGGTCTGGAACTGGAATTGTCCCGTAAAGGCTCGACCGGCGAGAACTACAAGGACAAGCCTGAATACAAGGCTATGCAGTTGTACGCACAGAAAGGCCTGGATGCTCTCAGCGTTGAACAGAAGGCGACTCTGCGCACCGACATCGCAACTCAGGGCGGCTATCTGGTCATGCCTGAGATGGACAACATGATCATCAAGAAGATCACCGAGATTTCTCCGGTGCGCTCTGTTGCTCGTGTTCGCACTGTCGGCAGTAAGACCCTCTCAATCCCGACTCGCGTGACCATCCCGGTTGCTACCTATGAAGGTGAAGCAGCTGCTGGCGGCGAAAGCAATTCGACTTACGGCCAGGAAACTCTGACCGCGTACCGCCTGACTGTGACCGTACCTTACACCTACGACCAGCTGATTGACTCGGAATTCGATATGGAATCCGAGATCATGAATGATGTGGCCGAGGCGTTCGCATTCACTGAAGGCAACAAGTTCACGCTCGGTACTGGCGCCAAACAGCCTGAAGGCTTCCTGGCAAACGCTACCGTCGTGGCTGATGCTCGCACTTCTTCGACCAGCGGCGTGATCACTGGCGACGACGTGCTGTTGCTGGCTGGCGATCTGAAGGTTGGCTACAACCCAATGTATGCGATGAACCGCCAGACTTTGGCCCTTCTGCGTACCCTGAAAGGCTCGACCAACGACCACTACCTGTGGCAAGTAGGTCTTGGCCCAACCCAGCCAAACACTCTGGCAGGCGCGCCATACATCATCATGCAGGACATGCCATCGGTTACGGCTAACTCGCTTAGTCTGGTCTACGCCGACTTCCAGCGCGGTTACACCATCATCGACCGGACCGGCCTGCAAGTGATCCGCGATGACGTGACTCGCAAGAAGAACAACATCATCGAGCTGACCTTCCACCGCTACAACCACGGTCAAGTGGTTCTGCCGGAAGCGTTCAAAATCCTGAAAACCAAGCCTTAAGGGGGTCGCCATGTTCCAGGTATTTGATCTACACAACGAAGCGACCAGCCGTCTTGGTTTGACCATTGCCGCAATCGCAACTAACACCAACACCGATGGCGCGATCATCGATACCGCTGGTTCTGAGTCACTGGAGTTCTACATCATCTCCGGCACCATTACTGACGGCACCTATACCGCGCAGCTTTTCCATGGCAATGACAGCGGTCTTTCCGATGGCGTCCAGTTGACCGGCGAAGAAGTTCTTGGGTCTGCGGTATTTATTTCT